TTTGGAGATGATGTAAAAGGATTGACAACACTTATGAACCAATATATGGACGCTATTACTTTACCTGTTTTAAACGAAAATGGAATGATAATTAAGTATATAGGAGATGCTAGTATGCACGTTCACGGTGCACCAATAGACGATCCTAATCATCCTAAAAGTGCAGTCCGCACAGGATTGAATATGTTACACGCAGTAGAGAAGTTCAATGAAAAAATTACAAGCGAAGGCAGACCGCCCATTGGTATGGGAGCGGGTATTAATACCGGACTTGGGTACCTTGGAGAAATGGGCAGCACAGCAAGACACTCATACGATGTACTTGGTGATGCCGTCAGTACAGCCGCAAGAATAGAAAGTAAATGTAAAGAGTACGGTTGCTTATTACTAGTTGGCGAAACAACTTATGAAGCAACTAAAGATGAATTCTTTTATCTAAAGATAGACGACTTGCAAGTTAAAGGCAAGAGCGTAGGTGTTTCTATATACACAGTTTTAGATATAAATGTTAAACCTGCTACACGTAAAAGTCAAGAAATGCATAAGCGTATGCACGAAGCATATAGAAATCAAAAGTTTGACGAAGCAATTGATTTGAGCAACAAATTAATGCGTCACTTTGAAGCAAAGATGTCCGGCTATTACACAATGTGGATAGAACGTTGCGAGTATATGAAAACGCAAGAACTACCAGATGATTGGAATGGTACGTTTATTGCACAGTCTAAATAGACATCAACACAAAAATATAATACGTAGAAAAATGCAGTGCTTGGTCTAGTGTTTGTAGTATCCAGTATCTATCTTCTGAAGACTGCATATTGTAGTGGATCCTAATGCGTGTTTTGTAATGATCTATATGCCAGTGTGCAATATAATCTATTACTCCGATTAGTAATGCAAACTCTATACCTACTACAAGTCCACACAGCAAACTTCCTAGTCCGTGATGAAAATAATGCGTGTGCGCACCTGGATCAAAATAACGTTTCTTGTCTGCAGAATACAGGCGTTGCAATGCTAAATCACATACAGTGTGCTTAACAGTAAGTAAATATGCAAAAGTTGCTAGTGTTGCTAGTTCCATCACACATATTTATTTAAATTTAGCACTGCTTAGTGTCGCAAGGATTTAGCATCTTGTCCCAACGTGGTCCAACATTTTCCCAATAGTCTTTGCTAGGATTGTTTGCGAATAGGTACCCACAAAACATTAGAGCTAATATGAATACTACAACTTTAATCATTTAGGTCTCTGTTGTCCCAAGGTGCATTTTCATAACATCCTGCTGGCATTGTATCTTTGTAACTTACACCTGCTTTGAATCCGTCACCATTGCGTTCAATGTATGCACTTTCAAATGGCATTTCTCTAGGCTTGCCCCAACAACGGTTCATACTTTGTCCTGGCACTCTGTATCTTGGATTATGCTTTAGAAAGTCTTTCAACTCTTCAAGGTTTGCTTTGTTGACTGCTGTTCTATAATCTGAATGGCAGCCTGCGGCTTTACTCCAATCAAATGTATCAAATTGGTCTGGTGTATAATTAAATTTAGCAAGACACTGTTTCATTGCGTCATTGCTGGGTGTTGCGTGTGCTGCAAAGGACCATATAGTTGTACAAAAAAGTACTGTCCCTACTATTGCTATTACTGCCTTCATCGAATCGCTCCTTTCGTCTCTGGCTATTTGTCTTTCTTCGCTCCTGATGAATCAAATGATTCACTTTTTGATGAGTATCGCTGAATGATATCTTCTAGGTCTTTATCTTTCTGCATACCCTTTTGTTGATAGTGTTCTAACACCATCGACAATTTAGTGTTAAGTCTAATCATATCATTATCTAACATTCTAATACGATCAACTAGTTTTATAAGTGTTGAATTGGCTTGCCCAATTACAGGTTTAATTTCTACAGTTACCCATTTCCATACATAGTATACAAAGTAACCAAGACCCATTGCTGCGACAATAGGAAAACCAAAGTCTTTAATTGCAGTTGCTAGTTCTGTTGTCATTATACTAATACTCCAATAACTAAACCAATAACTAAACAAACTGCACCACAGATAAACATATCTTTATCCATCCATATTGCTTGTTTAGATATCCATAAGTCTGAAGTTTTGTGTCCTGTCTTAATCACGTCTAGCGTCCTCCTTTCCTTCGTTGGCTGCAAGTCTGTCGATGTTAGGTTTTACTCCAACAACGTGACTAAGCAATGCGTCAATTTTAATTAGATCGTTGTTCATAGTTTGAACACGATTGTCTAAAGCACCGATAATGTTCTTGAGTCCATTAACGCTACCCGTAACAGATGCTAATATAAATTTTAAGGTAAGAAAGACAAAATAGCCCGCGGCTATTGCTCCTGCTATAGGGAAACCGACTTCCCCTACAAAAGTTAAAAAATCCATTATTTTCGCTCCTAGTAATAACTTACTATGCTTGTATTTAGCACTTGACACTTGAAATATGCTATGTTATAATATGTACTACTATAACCACATAGTAGATAAGTAATTATATGAGAGATGACAATATATTAAAGGTTGTAAATAATTGGCACAAAATAGACACAGAAAATGACTATTATGCTAACGCAGAAATGTTAGCGTGGGCTCTAAAAAATTGCCAATTTAAATTCTACAATCGAGGTAACAAATTTTTCTTTGCAGATCATAAGGATGCAACTATGTTTGCACTAAAGTATGCAAGTTATTTTGGAACACAAGAACAGTTGACAACAACCACAGTTTAAGGTATAATACAGTATGGCTCAGAACTATGATAATTGGACAGCAAGCGATGCAATTGACAAAAGTCTCTTGGATAATGATATTCATTATCTATGCGGAGACATTAGTAGCGAAAACATTGCAGATGCTATTAAGTTTATAGTATCACGTGATTTACAATCTACTAAAAAGACATTAAAATTGTATGTCAATAGTACAGGCGGTGACTTGTACGAGTGTTTTGCACTTATTGACACAATGAAAAATAGCAAGCACACAATTAGTACAATAGGTATAGGTGCTGTAATGAGTGCAGCATTTTTGATTTTTATTTCAGGAACGAAAGGACATCGTTATATAGGTAAGAACGCAGGAATTATGAATCACCAACATACTGATAGTTGGGAAAGTAAAATGCACGATATGAAAGCGGCAATGGCTGAGAATGTTAATTGTGAAACAAGAGCATTAAACATTATCAAAGATGGCGCAGGCATATCGTTATCAGAAGCCAAGGAGAGATTCAATAGTAAAAGCGACCAGTATTACACAGCAAAGCAAATGGTTGATATGGATCTTGCAGATAAAGTACTTTAAAGCATATGAGGCACAAAATGAAAGTAATTAGCATAAACGACATTATTAAAAAGCCGGAACAGGAAAATGAAGAAAGAGTTGCATTACGAAAGCAAAATCTTTTAGACATCCTTGAACATATAAAAGAAGAAATTGAAGAAGGCAATATTACTGAACTAGTTGCAACTAGTTTAGATAAACACGGTGATGCACAAATACATTGCTATGTAGGCGATGTTGCTGCTGGCATTGGATTGTTTGAGATAGGTAAGAATATCTTAATGACACAATATAATCCAGAAGATAATGGTTGACAAACCAAATCAAAGACAGTATAGTACTAACTTAAAGTAAAGGGGTATAGTGTTAACGGTTAGCACGACAGTCTCCAAAACTGTAAGTCGCAGTTCAAATCTGTGTACCTCTGCCAATTATGGTCCCTTCGTCTATCGGTTAGGACATCAGGTTTTCATCCTGAAAAGAGGAGTTCGATTCTCCTAGGGACTACCAAACACCACGGAGGTGTAGTATGTTAGATGAAGTTTTAAAATTTGCCACATTGGCACACATAGATCAGAAAAGGAAGTACACGGGAGATCCGTATATTGTCCACCCTATTGCTGTATCTGAAATTGTTAAGACTGTAGAACATACGGACGAAATGGTTGCGGCTGCATTACTTCACGATGTTGTGGAAGATACTGATGTTACTATTGAACAAGTTGAAGCAAAGTTTGGTTACAAGGTTGCTGAACTTGTAGGTTGGTTGACTGATGTAAGTAAACCGGAAGATGGTAATAGAAAGACAAGGAAGGCTCTTGATAGAGAACACAGTGCTCAAGCACCTGCTGAAGCACAGACTATAAAGGTTGCTGACTTGATCCATAATACGGACAGTATCGAAAGGCACGATCCGAGCTTCTGGAAAATATACAAGCAAGAGAAGATTGCTTTGCTTGATGTGTTAACTAAAGCAGATCAAACACTTGTCAGGATAGCTCAACAACAGATAGGCGGATTCTAATAAATATAAAGTACGCAGATAAAAGGAGTACGTTATATGTTATGGATGGATTATCTAGTTGAGAGTTATCCTGATGGTAGTTTTACTGTCAAAGGCGACTGGGAAGGCGAAGTAATGGGACTAAATCAAGATGGAACCTATAAAGGTAGTCATTTATATAAGCCAGGTGATGTGTTTGTTGTCCAGCCAAATGGCCTTCTAAGAAAGTCAGATGAACTTATAGTATTTTTACAAAAAGGAAAACAAGTTGAACACAGCGATAACAATACCGGCTAGACTAGCCAGTACAAGATTTCCTAACAAAATGTTAGCAGAACTAAATGGTGTGCCTTTAATCAAGCACGTATATAATCGCTGTATTGAAACAGGCTTTGATACATTTGTAGTTACACCAGATAAAGAAATTGTAGATGTAATAGGCAAAGACAACACACTACTAGTCGGTGATGCAGAAAACGGCACTGCTAGATGTGTGTTAGCAACAGAGTACATTAATTATACAAACTTTATAAATGTACAAGGCGATATGCCTGACATTACTGCTGATATTATTCATAGTGTGCATAGTGTATTAGAAGAATATAATGTAGCAACTGCATATACTACTATGACAGAAGAACAGCGTAGTGATCCTAACAGTGTAAAGATTTTACACAACAACAAAACAGCCAAATGGTTTGGTAGAGGCATAACTGGTTACGGTGATCATCACCTGGGTATCTACGGATACAAGAATGTTGAACTGACTAGTTACAAAGACCTTGTACAATATCCTGAAGAAGATATTGAAAAACTAGAACAGTTGCGCTGGATTCAAAATGATATAGAGATTGGTGTAGTTGAAGTAGAATTCAAAGGCATTGAAATCAATACACTATCAGATCTTTCTAAGTGGGAAGAAAACTACAATAATTAATACGAAGCCGGCGTAGCTCAGTTGGTAGAGCAACTGATTTGTAATCAGTAGGTCACGAGTTCGAATCTTGTCGCCGGCACCAGTTACTGGCAATGGAACGTAGCATAATGGTAATGCATCGCTTTTTGGTAGCGCAGAGTATAGGTTCGAGTCCTATCGTTCCAGCCACAGTCTATGTAGTAATAGATACAGCCTATTAGACTTAGGCGTTTTTCTCTGTTATAATAATTTAAATATAGCATAAGGAGAATTATATGCCGCCACGTAATCATAAGAGTTGGTTAGCACAACCAAACGTAGAATCAATTAGTAGCACAGCCTACAACGATCCAGAAATATTTGCACAAGAACAAGAACGTATCTTTAGTAAAGTATGGGTGCCTATGTGCCACATCTCTGAGATGTATAACAAACTAGACTACCGTACAACACAGATAGCAGGTATTAATGTTATTGCATACAACACAGGCGATGGTGTTAGAGCATATCGTAACTATGGCAGTTGGTCACCTAGTGGAACACTAGGAGCACCTATTGTAACAGTTGAACCACAACTACATTGCGAAGTAAAGCACGGAGGTATGGTATGGGTAACACTTGATCCTAATCCAACGCAAAGTGTAGAACAATGGACAGCAGGAGCATTTGATTGCATTGCTGATGCTATTGACACAGAAGAAATGGAAGTATTTCATTACCACAAAGCAATTATAGATACAAACTACAAACTGTGGCACGATACTAACAGTGAGTTCTATCACGACTTTATGCACTACTTCAATCGTGTAAGTGGATTTAACGATGAATACTTTGCTCGCAAGAACATACCCTTTGATAACGGACACGTTAACGTTAGTAGTTTTACTGTAAACTACGAAGAGTATGAAGGCTTCGAAGATAGAGGCGAACTGTCCTTTCCTAATCTACCACCTAACCAATGGTATATGGTAGACTTGTTTCCAGGCTTTAATTTTAACTTACGGGGTTCCGCATATCGTTCAGACTCAGTAACACCATTAGGTCCGAACAAAGTGCTTATAGAGTTTAGAGGTTATGGTCTACGCAAAGACACACCAGAAGAAAGACGCACACGTATCAACCATCACAACAGCATATGGGGACCGTTTGGACGTAACCTACACGAAGACCTAATTGGTGTAGCAGGACAAGGAACAACAATGCGTGAAGGTACTGAAAACAGACGTATACTACACGGTAGACACGAAAACGGAACAATACACGATGAAGTAGGTATGCGCCATTATTACAGCGAATGGGGGAAGTATATAGACGTTGATCCGTATTTGGTAAAATAATCTCTTGTAATTCAGATATAAATGCATATATAATATGTGTATGATAAATATATTTGAACGCTGAAAAGGTTCAAAATATAACTCGCTTAATAAAGGAGAAAAGAGATGAGTAAAGTAATAGGTATCGATCTCGGTACGACAAATTCTTGTGTTGCTATTCTAAGCGGCGCAGACCCAAAAGTAATCGAAAATGCAGAAGGCGCACGTACTACACCAAGTATTGTAGGGTATACTGACGAGCAAACACTTGTTGGTGTTGCAGCAAAACGTCAAGCAATCACAAATGCAGAAAACACAATTTACGCTGCCAAACGTTTGATTGGTAGAAAGTTTGATAGTCCAGAAGTTAAGAAGGACGCAAAGACACTTCCGTATAAAATTGTAAAATCAAATGCAGGAGATGCGTGGGTAGAAGCCAACGGCAAAGAACTATCGCCACAACAAATCTCAGCACAAGTTCTTACAAAGATGAAAGAGACTGCTGAAAAATATTCAGGCGAAACTGTAGACAAAGCAGTTATTACAGTACCAGCATACTTTAATGATGCACAACGTCAAGCAACTAAAGACGCAGGTAAGATTGCAGGACTAGAAGTTCTACGTATTGTAAACGAACCAACTGCGGCAGCACTTGCATACGGTCTTGATAAAAAAGACGCAGGTAAAATTGTTGTATATGACTTAGGTGGTGGTACATTTGATGTATCTATCATTGAACTAGGTGACGGTGTATTCGAAGTGCTTTCAACAAATGGTGATACAACACTAGGTGGTGAAGACTTTGATGCTGCACTTACACAGTATATCATCGATGAATTTAAAAAGTCTGATGCAGTAGACTTAGCAAACGATAAACTTGCACTACAGCGTGTGCGTGAAGCAGCAGAGAAAGCAAAGATTGAACTTTCAAGTGCAACACAAACAGATATCAGTTTGCCATTTATTACAGCAGATGCAACAGGACCTAAACACTTAAACTTAAAAATTACTAGAGCAAAGTTTGAAAGTCTTGTAGATGAACTTGTGACACGCAGTATTAAACCTTGTGAAGTAGCAATGAAAGATGCAGGTGTTAGTAAGTCAGACATTACAGAAGTAATTCTTGTAGGCGGACAAACACGTATGCCTAAAGTACAAGAAGCAGTACAAAACTACTTTGGTAAAGAACCTAACAAAGGTGTAAACCCAGATGAAGTTGTAGCACTAGGTGCTGCTATTCAAGCAGGTGTACTAAGTGGCGATGTTAAAGATGTGCTGTTACTAGATGTAACTCCATTATCATTAGGTATTGAAACACTTGGTGGTGTAACAACTAAACTAATTGAAAAGAACACAACGATTCCAACTAAGCAGTCACAAGTGTTCTCAACAGCAGACGACAATCAAAGTGCTGTTACAATTAGTGTTGTGCAAGGTGAAAGAGAAATGGCCAACGACAACAAGCGTCTTGGTAATTTTAATCTAGAAGGAATTGCTCCTGCACCAAGAGGTATGCCACAGATTGAAGTAACATTTGATATTGATGCAAACGGTATTGTTAATGTAAGTGCAACTGATAAAGGCACAGGCAAAGCACAAACAATCTCAATCAAGTCCGACGGTGGACTAAGTGATGTAGAGATTGAACAAATGGTTAAAGATGCAGAAGCAAATGCAGAAGCAGACAAAGCCAAGCGTGAAGCAATTGATGTAAAAAATCAGGCAGATGCACTTGTACATTCAACAGATAAAACTTTAGAAGAACACGGTGACAAAGTTGATGCTGAAATCAAAGACAGTATTGTAAAAGCAAAAGAAGAACTTGCTGAAGCAATTAAACAAGACAATGTCGATGATATTAAAACTAAACAAGAAGCATTAATTACAGCAAGCCAAAAGTTAGGTGAAGCCATTTATAAAGATGCACAGGCGCAACAAGCACCTGAAGCAAATGGTAACAGTGACGAAGGCGAAGTTATTGATGCTGAAGTTGTCAACGAAGAACAGAAGTAATCAGAATGGGGTAGTACTAATAGTGCTGCCCCATAAATATTGATATGAAGTATGCTTATTTTAATCCAACAGTAATGGCAGTAGACGATATTTCGTCTGAAGTCCATATTCAACTAAAACATATTGTCGACCACGCACACGAACAGCACGAACATAATGACGAGGGCAATCCTAACATTAGTATCAGAGGTGGTCAACAAGTACAACTAGTCCCTAATGAGTTTGGACTAGACACTGACTTTCTTAAAACATTTATTGAAAGTCGTTGTAAAGAATATATTGATAATGTAGTAAGAACACAAGGTGTTGTTGATCTTGCAGGCTATGATCCTGAACTGATTAGTGCTTGGACCATTAAGCAAACACAAGGTGATTATCAAGCATTACACAATCACGAAGCACATATCAGCGGAAACATATATATTGATGTGCCTGATCTAGATAGTGAGTCAAAATCTTCAGATTCCCAAATAGAATTTAGGTTTCCAGTAGTAAGAAATCCTGCACACTTAATTTTTACAGACCAGTGGAGATTCCATCCGCAGCCGCTCAAAATGATTATCTTTCCTAGCCATATTCCACATACAGTATATCCGTGGAAAGGTGAAGGTACTAGAACTATTTTGGCTTGGGACGTAAGATTAATGTCCAAAATAGAAAAATAACACTTGACTTTCGCAGTAATACCTGCTATATTGTATACTGTTACTAAGAAGTGCATCAGCATTTTAAGGTAGCCGGCGTAGTAGAGGGTAGACTAGGTTGGACACGATATTGAGTAATCAGTGTCTCATAGAACAGGATATAAAAATCCGTGCTGTGTGAACCGACTTTATTTTACTTGTATATTGTAAGTCGGAGGTAAGCAGTTTATGCAGTTTGTTTATGTGTAGATTGTACAAGGCCTGGACGGGGCTGTTGAATTTTGTTTTGTCCAATACTTGACCTTTTACTGTGCTGTTAACTTATTTTTAGAAAGGCAAGATATGGCAAGAGTATTTGTAGAAAAGGCACTAGAAGTTTCAGAGGCAAGTCCATTTGATCTGATACTGATGGCAGCAAAGCGAGGACGACAACTATCTAAAGGTGCAAAGCCTGAAGTAGACAGTCCAGCAGTTAAGCCAGGGGTAATTGCACTACACGAAATTGAAGAAGGGAAATATACACAAGATCATTTCCACGGTGTAGAACAAACACAATATGAATTAGATCAACAATCACAGGAGGATGATGATGAATATCAATCTGAGGAAAGCGAACGCTCTCCAGAATAGTATCCAAGATACTATTAATACTATTGAGATGGACTCTCAAATCGAAGTCAACGAGTTTGAAAACCCCGTTGATATAATCCAAGTTGCCAATGATACTTTCTTTGGTAATGATGCTCGTAGGCAGAAACTGCTTCAAGCATTTTATAATATTCGTGCCTTAGTTGCGGCTGCAAATGCAAGTAGCGGTATCTCAACTAATCTTGCTAAAGCGGCTTTTATTGAAAAGCGTATTCAGCAACTTCGATCTATTGCAGGTCAAAGGCCAATGACTTCTATGGAAGTTATTAAAGGTCGTCTTGAGCGTATTAAGAATCGAGACGATAAAGACGGTTACAGTAGAGATGCTGTAAGTACGTCAATCCTTGGTAAGGATCAAATTGCTCAAGCGAAAGCAGAGGTAAAAAATCTTACCAAGCAAAAGCAAAAAGTTCAAGATGAAACTCTTGACTTAAACTTTAAGACGGAGATTCCTTTATCGGATGATACCGTTGCAATTTTAACTGAAGAAGGGGTCCTTTGATAGGACTCTTCTTTATAGGAATTCCATTTAGTATAGTTGTACTTTACATCTTGATAAGTGCAAGGAAAGGCGAATAGATGAGAGAGTTTGTAGTTAATAGTTGGAATGTGGTAATGGATCACAATCATAATCCTTTGCGGAATATTCCGGATTTAAACGTTAGGCATATGATTATGCAGATACTAGCATTTATGTGGTCAAGCGTATTTGCTATTATGATTGTAAACAGTGTAACAGCATTTATGTACAGTGCCATTGGACACGTTATCTTTGTTGGAGCAGTTGTTATTACTGTAGCAACGTTTAAGGCAGCAGAAAAATATCCAGGATCTTTTAAATTTAAGAACGGATATCACTCACACGGTCGAGGTAGAACATATACTATCTATCGTGACAAAGATGGTGTTGCTCATAAGGTGCCACTAGACCCAAATGACCCAGGCGGAGAACACGAATAATGGCTACTCAAGAACAAAAGCAAGAACTTGTTGATAATATTAAAGGCAAGCGATACTATCACGTACAGATTTATGGGTACGGTGGAGAACACGCTTATGGATCGCTTACAAAAGAAGCATACGACTTTTGGAAAAAAGTACACGATGATCACGGTGACAGTGACCTAGTAAACTATATGCTTAATGCAGAAGATGGCGAGTTTGAATTCGAAGACATCGATAGTGTACCACCTGAAGCAGACTTTTTAATGAGCCCGGGCAGTGACGGAGAAGAATGGCGTAGCAATTGGTTTGAGATGCCAACTGAATTTGAACACATTAATAGTGTAACTCTTGATAGCGGAAACATTGTTATTGATGAAGTAGATAGTATGGACTATGATTCTAAACATATTGCTGAAATTGTAAAAAGTCAAGACATAAATGACTTTGTAAACAAGATTAGTGAAGACACAGATTACGAAGTTGAAATACTTAATCCTACAGAAGATCTATATCCTAAAAAAGGCACGTACATTGTGCAAATGTTGAGTATGGAAAAAGGTACATTCTTTGACAGCGTCATTGAAACTGTAGGCGACTTTGATCCTAAGAAGTTAAAGATATCCTATAGTGAAGCACCTAATGGTGAAGATGTGATACATACTATTATGTATAACAACGAAGAACTAGACAACTGCGGTGGTGACACTAACGGTAAAGGATACGCTGCTTCTGTCTGGCAACAAGAACATTGATTACAATAGACCAATCTGAAGTATTCAAGAAGTATGACTGGAGTTCTATTATAGGACAACAGGATGTTAATAGTGCTATTCAAACAATTGATAGCATTATTGATGCAGGTAACTATTGGGAGAACAGTCCCAAGTATCAAACTAAAGAAAACATATTTGCTAGGCCTGAACCGTTCTGGTTGAAGTTTAGAATGAGTTTTCTTATGAGTGTGTTTATGTGGCACGGCAAAGAAGTGCAAATTGCTAATATGCAGGCTTGGAGTTTTAAAACAAACAAGGCTACACAAGAAGATAGAGATATCCTTTGGCACAACCACCAACATAAACCAACCCCAACAAGTTTTAGCGGAATATGGTATCTACACATACCCGAAGATGTAGAACACAGAGATCTTGCAGGCACTGAGATAGCGCCTAATGGTCCTGAAAACGATGGTAAATTCTTTGTAAAACCTAGCGATTTTACTTGGTTAATATACCCAAGTAGTTATTGGCATCGTCCGGGCATACCGCAAAGCGATAAATACCGTTATATAATTGCAGCAGATGTAGATGTGCTGTCTTAGAAACATTTCATTATATTACGTTTAGACATAAATACTAAGCATAAGAACGAATATGATGTTGCCAGGAGTTAATTAATATGCCATTACAAATTAGACGCGGCACTGAAGCAGAGAGACAGGTACTTGCATCACCCCCACAAATGGGTGAGATGATCTGGGTTACAGATGATCAGAAACTGTATATCGGCGATGGTGCTACATTATTAAAAGATTTAACCCCGATTACGGGATTTAATGCTGAGGATGCAGAAGATGCAATCGGCGATATGCTTGGTACAGCAAGTACCCACGCAGGAATTAGTTTTAATTACAACGACAGCGCAGGAACACTTGACGCTACAGTATCATTAGATCAACTACGCCAAAACGTAGATATGAACAGTTTTGATATTACAGGAAACGGTAACGTAAATATTACTGGCAATGTAACCGCTACACGTTTCACAGGCGACTATCAAGGTTCTATAAGTGCAGATGATTCAACTATTATGTTGGATGCAGTAAAGGGCTCTTTTAATTTAAATGGTACCGTAGGAACAGATATTATACCTAACGGTAATGAAGTATACGATATCGGTAGTGCTAGTGCTAGATTCAAAGACTTGTATCTAAGCGGTTCTACTATAAACTTAGGTACATCACAGATTTCACGTAACGCAGCAGGCGGAATTAATATTCCTGCTAACTCAACTATTGACGGTGGACCAATTGGCGGCGCAGGAAGCGGCGGCTCATTAAATGTTGATATTGTAGGTGATGACTCAACTGTTATTGTAAACAGTAGCAACGGAAACATTACTGCTGAATCAGTATTTGGTAATGTATACGGTAGCGTGTTTGCAGATGACAGTACACAACTTGTTAATGCAATGGACGGAACTGTTAACTTAAACAACGGTACAGTAAACTTTGTTGATAACATTTTAAGAGTACAACTTCCTGAAACACTTATTAAGATTGGTGATGTTGCAGATTCTGCACCGAGTCCTACATTACAAATTACAAACCTTGATTATTCACAACCAATTGAAATTGTAGCACTAGGTGGTACAAGTATTACAGATACAACTAAATTTACATTTAGTTCAAGACACAATAACATTGTAACACCAACTAATCCAGCAGCAGGCGAATTTATTGGTAGTTTATCCGCAAGAGCATTTGAAACAGGTGCCAACAGTTATGTAGGAACAAGTATTTTTGGTTTCCAAATTGATCCAAACGAAACAGTTGCTAGTGATACTGTAAAAGGTAAGATTGTATTATCAAACAATGGCGGTACAGGATCAACACCAGATCTTAAATACTTTACATTTGATGCAAAAGGCCAAGTTGCAATTAATCAGCAAAATGCAGCAGCAACACTTGATGTTAATGGTTTCGCAAAACTTGCTGTTTTAACAGCAGAGCCAACAAGTCCAGCAGCAGGTATGATTGCTATTGCAGACGGTGCTACTTGGGATCCAAGTGGTGCTAACCCAACTAAGCAACAAGCAGTTATCTACTTAGGAACTGCCTGGGTACAAATAGCAATTCAAGCATAATCAGATTAACTTAGAATAAACAAAAGTCAGCATAAATTATAGTATGCTGACTTTATTCACTTCCGGTAGTACTGACGAACCAAAACAGGTAACACACTCTTGGGATTATATAAAAGAATGTGCAGCAGCCAGTATCAAAGAAATACAACTTACATCTCAAGATAGAGTATTAGATGTGTTTCCAGCAAACACAATTGCACACTATACTATTACAGCGTATCCTGCACAACTAGCAGGTGCGAAACTACTAAGTGCAAACTTCAATCCTTACAGTTATATAGAAAACTTTAAGAAGTTCCAACCTACATATCTATCACTTATACCAAAACATCTAGAACTGCTTAAAAATACAAAAGGCTTTGCTGATTTAGATATGAGCTGTGTACGCTATATGGTTACAGGAAGTAGTACTATTACACAAGACTTTATAGATGCATTTACAAGCAAGGGTGTACAAACAGTTGCTAACTGGTATGGTATGACAGAAGTTCCTCCGCCGGTATTTGTTGGATACAACACACCAGAGTTTGACCTATCTACAGTTGATCAAGACCGGTATCATATTATGTTTATGCCTGCTGGCGGATACAGCGGCGACTTGCAACAATGTTATATAAACGGAAAAGCAACAGGCGACTTATTTAAATTAGGTCCTTGTCGCTTTGCACAACGGATGAAAAAATTAAATGGCGACACTTGGAAAACTACAGTTTAGATTTGCTACTCAAGACGATGAGTCTTTAGCAGAACAATTTTGTAAATCACAAAACTATAGTAATAATACATCTCTTAAAAAAATGAAATGGGAATGGGTACTAGAAGAAGGTGCTTGGACTATTGCTACACACGAAGATAAAATTGTAAGTATTGCAGGTGTACATCAGTTAGACGAATTAGGACCTGATGCATATCGTTGTTTGTTTCGAGGTGCGCAGTTACCTGGATATACACTAGGCGTAGGTAAAGATATGTTAAAGACAGGAATTCAATTAGGACATTTATTAAAAATGCAAATAGAATGGGTACCGCATTTAACACAATTATACATTAGTACAAACATAAACGATGACGGCGGAAAAAGTCAACGTATGAATAATACACTAATGCCATTAATGGCAAAGCGTGGTATATGGGAATTAGACAGACAGATGGAACTGTATAATGTTCAACAAAATTTGTGGCGTATTAATGTTAGTAAGTATTATGAAGAAAGAAATAAGTCTTTAGGCTTATAGTGCTATAACATCTTGTATACGAGTTTCATCTACTCTTGTAATAAAATGCGCTCTAGTTGATTCGCCGTAGTTTTCTGTTCCGTGAAATGCACTTGTATTCAGAATGTATATCTTGCCCACACGCATATTAAATTTTACTTCTCTGTTTTCACCAAATGTAAACAAGGCTTGTTCATTAGTTGCCAAAGGTATATGTAACTTTTTAGCATTTGAATCTTTGTGTGTTTGAATTGTAGCCTCAGGACCGTGTTCTGTTATAATACACTGTTTAAAACTATCTTCACCTAACATATCTAATAGTGTATTCATATAACCAAATCTAAACCTAGGCAACACATTACACTTTTCATAAAATTCTGGATCAAGTGTTTCTGGAAACATATCAACATTTGCTTGACTAGAAGGTGGTATAGGTTCATAACGTTCTACAGGCCACGCAAGTGTATATCCTGCTATAGGTCCGCAGTAATATCCGCAGTATCCTAGTTCCATATACTGTTTACTAATTTCTATAGATAATCTTTCAGGAAAATCTTGGAAGTTAAAATACTGGTGGCTGTGTTTATTTTTGATATCAAAATAATAACTTTGTAATTGATCGATATCTAAATCAACGTTTAATTCAATAGCACCCCACGTATCGTCATTGTATAACAAGTCCATTGTTATATCTTTAGGATCATAGTTTTGTATTACTCTCATTTTCGTAACCTTTTAATTAGTAATGGCAGATATACGCAAACGCCCACAACAGTCCAAAAGGTTGCTAATACTGTAGCATAGAACTTCCAGTTAGCAATGTCTACTGCTATACCTAATGTTATACCAACTATCCAAACATAATCTAATGCACCGTGAAACTTCTTCCAATTCGTACCATACTTTGCGATAAGATGATCTCTTTTGTTAGCGAACCAAGGGTGTACGTGTCTCATAATTACAAACCCTTCGTTTAAAACCATTACCATAAATCCTATCCAAAATATCATATGTTACCTTCCTTATCTAACACTTCTTTTTCCTTGTCTACAGGTATTTTGAAGTATAGATGTATTCTATCAGTATCACCTTCGTTGTGTGTACCGTGTTTAATATTAGTATTTACAAGAAACATACTTCCGTCTGCTGGCAATACGAACCTACGCATAGGCTGAAATTGGAAGTATGCTTTACTGTTAGTTAAGATAGGTATATGCACTTTAAGATAGTTATCGCTATCACTATGAAAATTAATAAATGTCCCTGGCGGGTGTACAGCAACACTGAATTGGTGTGCAAAAGGAAATGCTTCTTGTAATCTACTTACAACACCAAACATCATTTCAGTATCTCTGTATGGATGCATTTTACGCTCTTCTGTTATATTATATGGAGGGCAAGGTACAGTTAGATCTTCTAAATTACTTTGCAATGCCCAACCATATGCATCATCAAATATATGTCCGCCTACACCTTGGCTAACGTTGTCTTGGTATCGCCAACACAAATGTTGATATTCTGTTTCTAACTGTGCATAGTAATTTTGCAGTTCACTAATATCAACAGTTGTATTAAGTTTTTTTGTTTCTCTTATCATCTAAAATCTTTCACAGTTTGTACAAAGTTCTTAACATTTACTACCGGAGTTTCTTTATTAACTCCGTGTGCTAGATTAACAATATATGATTTGTCTTTCATTTTTTGCAGCATAGGAGTAATGTCTTCATTGACTAATAATCCTTGCCAAGGAATACCACCTTGTAACACAACATCAGTAGTAACGTCTTCAACAGGAATATCATCACTTAAATTAATACAATCAGGTTTTACAATGTCAGCGAACTCATTTATGTTTTTGCCTATTAACCTTGGAAAAGCAATGATGCCTACTTGAGGATATTGACGTCTAATAGCATTTACTATCTTTGCTGTTGGTTTATAACATAAAGTATCTAGTTCTTGATCTGACAAATCTCCTGCCCAACTATCAAATATCTGTATTGTATCACAACCTGCATCAATTTGTTTTGATAGGTGTTCCACAATGTATGGAACTAGTTTATCTACAACATTTCGATTTTTAGTCTTTGTCATATATTTGCAAAGTGTATAAGGTGCTCCTGCAAATCCGATTAAACTTTTACTTTCATTTAGTTTTACTCTAGTCTGTTTAATTGCATCGTACACAGGTTGACATTTTTTCACAAACGTCCACATATCAGTTTCAAACATTTTTTCGTTGAATGGTCCAAGTACTGGTGAAGGAGTATAATCTAACTCTTGTCCAAGTGCATAAGGAATAATAAGTATATCAGAAAAAATTATTGCTGCATCCATATCAAATGCATTAATAGGTTGCAAAGTAATTTCTTTGGCCTTGTGTGGAGTAAGTGCCATATCTAAAAATCCATTACTGTTTTGTTTCATTTGCATATACTCAGGCATATACCTTCCTGCTTGACGCATCAACCAAACAGGGTATAAATTTGTTTCTCTATCTTTAATAGTTCTCTGTAGTATAGTTTTCATTTGTTCCTCTGATTATTAAAATAATCTATAATTCCTTTTATTTTCTTTTGTTTATATTCTTTAACATAACTTTCTGTCCAAAACTTTAAGTCCATATTTGCTATGTAAGGATTATCAAACCAAAAATCTAATATTTTAAACAACTGTGGCTGTTGTAACCCTTTTACGTTATACTTATGATCTTCAGTTTCTGTAACATTTAGATGCAATAAGTTAGTAGTAGCATCTTGTTTCTCTAACTGTATCCACTTACAACGCTCTTTTAATTTATGTTTTACTTCTGGATAGTTAGGATGATTGGGATAGTTTTGAGGAGCAGGATACATATCACCTGCAATACTTCCTAAACATATTAGGAACGGAACGTGTCCGTACACATCATCTAATAGTTTTATTTGGTAATCTTTTACACACGCACTGTTAATAAAGATATCAGCAGTTCTTGCTATCTCAACTATTTCATCGTACTTGGTGTCAAGATCGTAACCTGTAACTCTGCTCAATTGTACTAGATCATATTGTGCAAAATATTCGTGTAACCAATTATTCATATTATGAATGCCTGGTGCTATACCACTTTCTTTGCCGCCGATAATTACTACCTTCATATATCTAGTTCCTTAACATCGTTAGTCCATACTTTGCCGTATAAGTGTATTCTTTCTGTAGTACCTTTATTTTCCACACTGTGTGGTAATGTAGTATTTACTAGGTATGCCCAACCTGGCTCCATATGTATTTCTTCACCATCTATAATCCAATTACTATCCTTGTTTGTGTATATTGGAATGTGTACTCTAATTTTATCAGGCGAGTCTTGATGAGTAATTAATTTAGTCCCAGGTGTATGTATTGTAACTAACCATTTTTTACTACGCACAGGTAAATTCTGTACAATATCTAATGCATACCCACTAAAACATTTGCGTGGATTTAGATTGTCATCATCATTATCTCTGTACTCTGGTTTCGCTTGTCCTTGTTCAAATGGTTTTGGTCCTGCTTCATCACTGTTCCAACACAATGTATAATATGATGTGTCGTCCATTAAGCGATGTCCTGTTATACCTGCAGGGTCAACAATAGGTTCCTGCCATATATGCTGATTGTCCCCAACAATAAACTTCCAATCACTATAACTATCTTCTAAGTCTTTATACCACGATTGCATTTTTTCAACATCGACTGGAAACCAACGCTTGTATCTCCAACCTAAATCAATAGGATCGTGTTTTTCTAAATAGCGTTTAAGCATTGTAATACACAGCCTCTAGTTTAATAGGATTGTCTTCACTTGCAAATGCTGCAACCTTAGTTGTGCAATCACCGCCTATACCTTTTAGTAATGCTCTTTCTAACATTGCTTGTCTATATGTTAGATCGTGATTTATCTCTTTAACAATATTACTTGCATCACTGCCTGTTCTTGTTTGTAGTGCAATGATTCCTTGTCCAACTGCTGGTGTAATAGATAAGCGTTCATAGTCTCTTTTAATATCTAATGCATCTAATCCTGCTTCTGCAAGGACAATAGCATCATATTCGCCTGCATCTAGTTTTGCAAGTCTTGTATCTATATTACCTCTTATAGGTTTTATTTGTATGTGCTGATCAGCATACAATTCTTCTAGTTGTGCCTTGCGCCTTGGACTGCTTGTACCTAATACAAATCCATCAAACACTTTACCTATAAGGACATCATAAGGTCTGTTACGTTCTAGTACAGCAGATATTTCCAATCCCTCTGTTTCTATATCTCCTGGGATATCTTTTAAACTGTGTACAGCAACATCAATAGACCCTTCCAACAATGCTTTTTCAATAGCACTACAGAATACACCCTTGCCGCCAATTTCGTGTATTGGAGTATCTGGGTTTAGATCGCCTTCTGTTTTAATAGCAATTATCTCAGTACTACAATTAAGTTCTGCACATACACGATCAGCGTATGCAATTGCTAGTTTACTTCCCCTTACGCCTATTTTAATTGTCATTATATCTCGGGTGTGTTAGTTGCACTCCGTCCCTAACTCTTGAATTCATATCTACTGCAACATAGTCGTGTCCGTATAATACAAGGTCATTTGGAATTTGTTTTTCAAACTGTTTCCATTTTGTTTCTAATACTTCGGGCTCTACATTCCAATGTAGCATTTCGCTTGACCAAATATTTGTAGTCCATAGTACTTTGGTTCCGTGGTACTTGTTTATTTCATTAAACAATTTATCACTTTCATTTACAATATCTATTACATAGAACTCGTGTCTTAGTTCTCTATACCTTGCCCACAATCTTTGAAATGCTAAACTACCACCGTGTTCTGCTACTTCTTGATCCCAAAACTCTTTATAGTTTGCACGATAAGTGCTACTGAAGTTATAAGTTAAATCGTGTTCTAAGAGCCATTTATCCAAATCATAACCGTCCCACGTTTCTAATAAATGCTTCTTGTAGTTTAAACTTGATTCACACCAATCAAAGTAATGCACAGTAGTGCCTTCGTGAAAGCCATTAGCATTTAGTATTGCTAAAGGTTTGAATCCAGCAGCAGCAGTAAACAGATGATCAATGTGTTTGCCGCCTGTTCTTACTCCTTCAGATGAAAGTGTCTCCGTGTTGAATGCATATACTCTGTCTTTTTCGATGTCTTCTTGGTATTGGAGTTTTCTAATCCAAGCACGTTGAGATTGGTTAGATAACTTGTCAATTTTTTCCACATCTTTTTCATACCATACTCCTTCTAACTGTTTTGTATCAATGTATGGGTACAAATACACTTTGCAATCACGCATATCATTATCTAAGTTGTCAATAACAATATCTTTACGTAATGCAATGTCAATCCAGTTACTACCATCACTGGTTACTGGATACTCTGTTGCGCCACCTGCTCTACGTACCCACGCAGGTGTATAGTTACTGTTCATTGTGTTTTCGCTCAATTCATAGTTTTGTAGTATAGGTTTACGATCTTGGAATACGCCCATTTCATCAAACACTGGACTACCTAATTCTTGCCACTTTGCAATATTAACAAATAGATACTGTCTATGCAAGCCGGGATACGCACCCATAGTAAGATAGTGCTGTTTCTTTTTGTCCATAATATGTCCAACAACAAAGAAGTCTGGATTCTTTTGTGCGTAGGCTAAACTTTGTGTAACTAGACTAGGTCCTCTGTACAGCAAACATCCTTGTGCAGCAATCATACAATACTTTTTATTTTCTTTTACAGCACGTTCTAGTATTTCGTGTACAGTAATTGCACTTCCTACATACTTGCTCAAACCCATCTTGACCATTCGGTTAATATAAAAGTAAGTCATATCAAATGAACGCTTACTTACAATGTCGCTGTCTATGTCTCTACGTGTATCAAGTATACCTATAGCAATATCATTGGAAACTTTAATTTGTTCCCAATATCTATCAACAGTTATGCTATTCCAATCTTTCATTTAACCTCTATTAGTATAATAACTTTGTCTAAGCACATAGAAGAAATCTCTAATGCGTCTACCTAGTTCGTAGTGAATAATCATATGTATGCGTGGCTTATCGCTTCTATTCCATACGCTGTGTACATTGCTAATATCCATTAAGAATGCACTGCCATTGTCATCAAATGGTACACGACCTTGATCCTTCATTACAAATTCACAACCTTCCGGATTATTCAAACTTATATTGCAAACAGTTAAACGCTTTTCTTCATCTGCTCTATCTTGATGTGGAAGTATATACCCGCCCGGTTCAAGATACATAAATCTTACACGATTTAAAAACTCCGCAGGCCATACATCTGTTAAAAACTTTTTAGTAATAGGACATTCGTCTGCTACCCAGGTCCAGTCTAGTTGTTTTATAGTATTTGCTCTATCACCGTAACTGTTTAATGTTTGGGTATCTTCGTCTAGTCCGTGTAATGTTAGACTGCGCCAACCGTTACCATAGTCGTCTCTATGCACGTGAAACTTGTCTGCAAGTGCTTCTGCTTCCTTGTGCATTTCTTTCCAAGGCTGATTGTCCAAAGCACTTAATCTAAGGAATGGCCAACCACTTTCCATTACAATCCATTTAGGATCAAACTGTTCTGGATATTCATAACTGTATTCTTTGTTATGCTCTTGCCAATATTTTTCTAACTGTTCCATTGCATTCCTGCTATTTTAACAACAGTTTCATTTACAGGTTTTGACTGTAAGTGCGCTCTGTTGTTTTTACTCTTATTTACTGTTCCGTGTGGTACTGCTGCATTAATAATATATGCCTTTCCAGGTAACAAGTTATACTCTCTGTCCAGGTCTTCGCCGTATAAAAATTTAGCATCGTCATCTGTGTTAATTGGTATGTGTAGTCTTTGCACATTAGGTCCGTCAATATGTTTACCTAGTAAAGCAGTAGGCTGATGTTTCCTAATGCTAAGGTCTTTTAGTATTTCTTCACCCAGTGTATTTTTCATAAACTTTACAAACCCAAAATCAAACTTTTCTTGTATTCTTTTGTTTTCGCCAGTCCAGCATTCAGGATAAAGATCCTGTCGTGCAGCCCAACTAGGTACTCCAGGTATATCTTTTTCGCAAAACCAACTTATTTCCATTACAAGTATTTCTGCAAGATGTGTGTTCTTAATATAATCTACAATATGATACCCTTGATCATAAACACCTCTACCTGCTTGTCCTGTATCTCCGTCAAACGCATTGTCGATGTTTTCTAAGTGATACTTGTCTTTTAGATATTGCGACTTGCGCCAACTAAAATATAAATCTTCGTATTCTCTATCTACTATGCTGTACCAGTCTTGTAACTGTACAACGTCAATAGTCCAAGGAAGTTCGATTATGTCCCACGATGTGCTATCTATAAATCTACTAGTGATTTGTGCAGGATCATAATCGACAATATATCTATCCATTGACATATTCCTCCCAAGAACGCATCTCCGGAAAGTATTCAAGCAAGTCTAAATTACGTCTTGCTTTCATTGTGTCTATCCATACTGCTGCTGCAATTCTATCTGCTTCAGTGTGCTTACCAAAACTGTCGCCTATAGATTGCATAAAGTCTGCATAGTCTTTCCACTCAGGTGCGTGTTCAGTTATCCAAGATACTATGTTATCAATAAATGTGTTATACTGATTAGTTAGCATCCACGGACTTAGATGTTTAGGATATGATACATTACTACGTATCAAATCTAATTTTACATTATACTGCTTTGATAAACTGTGCAGCCATTTTACTAAGTCTAGACAACTTGTTATACTTAAAACATTATGAGTTGTACTGAATCTAATACGCATATCTTTATCAGCACTAAATTCTATAATGCGTTCTATGTTTTTTGCAAAACGATCCCAAATTAAATTTGTTCTAATAAATTCTGCCCTGCGTCCAAAACTTTCCATACTGATATCCATCTGCACAGTTACATAAGGTTCTATTTCTTTTACCTTACGTAACCACTTGTCTAGATATGCTTGTGGAGTGTTACCGTTACTGATAACAATTAGTACAGGTTTAATTTTAAATTTATTCTGTTTTGCTTTTAACATAGGTATTAGTCTATCAATAAACTCATACACTTCGTTTTGTATCAAAGGTTCTCCGCCAAGTATATAATACTGTAAAATATAAGGTACAGCATCTTGTTCTAACCATTCGTAGAACAAGTCTTGAAAACCTTCTGGTGCTACGTTTTTCTCACTTGGCTTTATGTCAAACTTACGATTCTCTATTTCCCATTGACTGCTGAAAGTTTCATTACAATACACACACTTTAAGTCACAAGTGTTATTAAAATATAATTCTAGTTGACTTGGCATTGCTTTTAATTCATCAATTGGTTCGTCAAATCTCTTTCTATGAAAGTCATAATATGCTTTAGGTAATCGAGGACTTCTGATGCCTCTCTCTTCATTACGCCAACACGCACTACAGTCTGTATGTTTTATATTTGCAAGTTTTTCTTTTCTTCGTTCAATCTCGTAAGGATGATTTACGAATACATCTTTGCCATACTCATCTAGTTCTTGTTGCGAAATATGCCTATGTGGAACATTGTGACAGTTCTTTACAATGCCTTCTTTGAGGTGAATATAAAAATGTATCCACTTCATAGCGCACATAGAACTACCATCTAGAGTTTTATCTAGGTTGGCAGCCTTAGCAGCATCGACGAATTTAATCGGTTCTTGATTCATAATAGTAGCACTTTTCTAGTATAAGTATACTTATGCCATACCTAAAGTTGAATGATTTAGAAGCGATTGTGATAGATTTTACTAGTCACTGTAATTCTATGTGTGGAAATTGTAGCAGGAATATTGACGGAGTTACTGTTAATCCTAGAATGCCTTTAGAGCATATGAGTTTAGAAACTTGGAAAAAACTGTTTACACCTGAAGTTGCTAACCAAATTAAAGAAGTAATATTCAATGGTAGTTATGGTGATCCAATATTCAATCCAAATTTAGTTCCTGCACTAGAATATATTTTGGAAGTAGCAGACACTCCGCCTGTAATTACTATACACACAAATGGCGGACTAGGAACACAATGGAAAGAACTAGCAGAAGTAATGCAAAAGTTTCCAGAGCCAAGTCACGTTACATTTTCAATTGACGGATTAGAAGATACTAATCACCTTTACAGACGTGGAGTGCTATGGGACAAGATTATGGCAAACGCACAAACATACATAGGTGCAGGCGGTCTTGCTAGATGGCGTATGCTTGTGTTTGAACACAATGCACATCAGATAGAAGAATGTGAAGAACTTGCGTTTACCTTAGGTTTCAAAAAGTTTGATATTAATGGTGGACACACATTCAGCGCACTAAACAGTTTAAGCAATGCAGCAATAGAAAAGTTTAATGCAAATAAAAAAGAACAAGCACGTACTATCAAATATGACAGTAAATATTTAGACAACGTAGAACGTATTAAAGCAATTGACGATTTTAGTACCAGTGTTATCAAATGCAAATGGCAAGTGAAGCGTAAGGTACAAGTTAGTCATACAGGCGAAGTGTTTCCTTGTTGCTATTTTCTAAGCGATAGATGGCCACGCAACCCTGATAGTCCGTTTGCTAAAGATGTTGCAAGTATAGAATGGTTAAATGTAAATGATCTTAGTTTAGAAGATATACTAAACAGTGAATGGTTTGCAACCTACTTGCCTGAAAGTTGGAACAACGAAAATAGATATGATATTTGTTCTAAAGTGTGTGGTACGTAGGATCGTGCTTTTCTAATAGAAAGCCAACTTGACACATACATTTTTTCTGCGCACACGTAACTGGTTTAATAATAGGATCAAACTTTTTAGGAAGTTCAACATCATACAAATTGTAAGTACCTGATTTAAATCCAAGTAAACTATTACCGCAGACACTTCCTATACTACCATCAAAGTTTATAAAGATTGTATCCACTCCAAGGTTACAAGTCCAACCTTCAAACTTATTTAGATTGTTTATCAGTACAAAGTTCTTGCTAACATCTTGAGTATGCCCGTCTTGATATGTAAGTTGTACAGGTGGCTTCTTTCTTTTAGGTTTGAAAATATCTTCTTGCTTAGGATTACGTTTTCTTTGATCTATCAAGTACTGTGATTGTTCATAGTTTGTATCTTGTGTAGTTTCGCCTAACTTGATAGGTTTTACATTTACAGGAAAACTAGTTTTGCTTTGCAATAGTGTATCTACAATACTCTGACATTTTTGCCAATCTTTTGTATCCATTAAAACATCACATATTACATTGTTATGTTCTTCCCATAACATATCTGCAAGTTCTCTCACGTGTTCTACATCAATACGTTGATGGTGGCAACTAATATAGATAGTGTCAAACTCGCCACCGTGTTTCTTCCACCAATTAATACTGCGACTGCCATTTGTACTTAAATGAAAGGTACAGCCTAACTCTCTAAAATATTTGGTAAACTTGCTTAGTTCTGGCCACAGTGTAGGCTCTCCTCCTATGAGGTCAATGTTAAAGCGTGTCTTTCCTGCTTTCTTGTAACAGTCAATAATATGTTCCAGATTGTTTTTGGCTAATTCGTAATCTGGCCAACGAAATGTTCCTTCATTACTGCCAGGGAAGCAGTACCAACAGGCATAATTACAAGTATTGCCCATTTGATAGTTTATGTTAACTAATTCGCTTGGATGATGGTCTGTTAATTTAGAAAGTTGCATACGGAGTATTTAGTGAGTACACAAAATGAGTACAGTATATATTGGAATAAGCCTAGCATAACTGTTACGTATTCTAACGGAAAAGATTTACTACCATTGACATACGTGTTGTATGATCATCCTCCTGCTTGTAAATTTTTACAACTACTTAAAGAAAACATTCAAAAGCCTTTGGTTCAAGAAACTAGTTTTGTATTAGACAATGAAGACGAAGAAAAACTTATTCAGCAGTTAGCACAACTTATAGATAAGTTAGGTTTAGATAAATCACTATCACTGAATGAATTACACGAACTAGTTGAGCAAGCAGAACCTAATGAAGACTATGATAAACTTAATAGACTTATACACGTTTATGAGCAGTATCTGAGCAACAGAGGCACACCACGCATAAACAGTTTCTTTAGATTTGACGGCGCAACTACTTTGGATATCAGTAACGAAGATTTATTGTTTTTTAAAATGGATAGAGGGTATGGCGATCTATGTATGGGCTACAATACTTTAGGCAAGCATTGGTTGGAAATTGCAGGTAGAGGTGAAGCCGACAAAATTGATAGTGTTGTACCACAAAAGCATATTAACTGCGAAGGGTATATGTTATATCGACCTGGGTACGAAACTCCGTTCACTGTTAGTAAACATTTTGTTGAATGGTATCAACGCAATACCCACAAACCAATTACACTAGATATGGCACTAGGGTATATTGTAGTAGGTAAACTTGTTATGCCATTGGATTGGAATAATATGCACAATCAACAACGTGATGAGTGGACATACTTCCTAAGTGAATATAAAGATATTGTTGATGTTAAAGTTTCTAGTGTAAAAGAAAACACCCAAGAACTTATGCAACAGGCAAAAATGTTATGAGATGTAAACTATTAGAAAGCCATAGTTATATTGCAGCAAACGGTCAATACCGTATGTGCTGTACTAGTAACGAACCAAACAATGCTGAAACTGTGCATACACATACACCGCAGCAATGGCTAGCAAGCGATACAGTTACAAAAGCAAAAGAGCAGTTGGCTCGTAACGAATGGCCTGATGCGTGTGAAGGGTGTAAACTACACGAAGAAAAAGGTTTAAAAAGTCGTAGACAGTTAAAAGATAATTATGGTCCAGGCTTGTCGCACTTAGACTTACGTTTCGGTAACAGTTGTAATTTACAATGTATCAGTTGTCATAGTGGTGCAAGCAGCAGTATTGCAGAAGAAGCAGTAGCAATGGATCGTCAAGGTATTATTCCAGTACATCAAATATTTAACACACCTAACTACAATTGGTATGATGAAAGATACCTACACTACTTTGAAAACTTACCGTTACAAGAAGTTTACTTAACAGGTGGTGAACCTATGATGGTAAAACACTTACCACAGTTTTTAGAAAGATTAGACAGCAGTGTTACTGTTAGGTTTAATACAAATGCAACATTATACAATCCTAAAATACATCAGTTGCTAAAACGTTTCCCTCGTGTTATAATGAGTCTAAGTCTTGACGCAGTAGATAAGAAAATTGAATATATTAGATATGGATCAAATTGGGAAACCATCAGTCGCAATATTGACATATACAAAGATCTATACAAGTGCGATATTGCACCTTGTACTAGTGTGCTTAATGCACTGTACCAAGATGAGATTAAAGAGTATGCAGACAAAATGAATATGAAAGTATGGGATAATCTACTTGTATATCCTGATTGGCTACACGTAAAAAATGCGCCAGACAGTTTGCGAAAACAATTTAAATATATAGACGAATGGAAAGACGGTGAAGCCGATACTGCTGCACAGGCAAAGTTTGTTAAACATATTACAAAACTAGATAATTTTAGAAACGTAAAAATAAAAGATTACCTGCCAGAGGTTGCACAAGCATATGGACTTAATTAAAGAAAATAAACAAAAGAAGCGTGCTGTATTTTTAAAAGATAGCGACACGATTAGAAAGTTTTGGTATGACAAAGATTCTGTGTGGATGCAACAACACGCTGAAATGCTAAACAAGGTACAACCAGGCTATGTCAAGTACGTTGGAGAAAACTATATCGACTTCACAAGATATTTAGGACAGCCTGCAAGTACATTCAAACATACTCCGCAGTTCCGTGATGAGGTGTGTAAATTTTGTGTAGATCAAATCAACAGCACACTACCGTATGCACACGGTGATTGGGTACTAAGTAATATTATAGTTGACGGTAATACTATGCGTATGGTTGATTGGGACAACGTTGGTATATACGATACCAAAACTATATACACAAAGTTAAAAGCAGACTTGCAATCAGCATTTGGAGAGTTATTTGACCCCGCAAGCATTTAGTTACGCAACTGTTGGAAACAACGGTATGATATATGTTCCGCCTTACGGACTTACAGAATCTATCGACTATATGTTAAAGATGGATCCAAACACTTATAAGATTACCAAGATACCTTTACAAGTAGATGACTCTACAGAAAAATGGCAAAAAGGTATAGTTCACCGTAACTTAATTTATTTCTTACCTTACAATGAAAGCAGTATTCTTATTGTGGATACTAATAACGATAATGTACAATATGTTAAGATAGCAGCGAAAGGACGAGGCAAGTATGTGCAAGGACATATTTACGGAGACCGTATAATTGCTATGCCATATGGCGAACACGAACATTATAATCTAGTGTTAGACTTTAATATGACGCACCACTCCTACAAATTATTACAACTAGACATACCTGTACAAGATACAAAAATGTGGCATACTACACAAATGATTGATGGTGTAATATACGGATTGCCAAGAGGAGAAAAACACGATACATTTTTTCCTTACAGAATAGAATATGATTGTTTAAAAAACAATTATAATCTTGTTGACCTAAGTGATGTATGGGCAGACTATGACAAAGATAGGACAGCAAATAAAAAGTTTACAACACTTGCAAAAGTCGGTAATAAACTTTTTGCTCCACCTTACAGTGAAAGTAAGTTTTTTGATTTCCTTGCAATGAAAACTGAAGCAGGTTGGCTGTATCATAAAACAGGACAGCAAACAACCAGTAGAAAATATTATGCACACACAGTAGCACGCAATAATAAAATATTTTTTCCGCCTGCAGGACACGATGAAGATTGGAGCGAAATGCTTGTTGTTGACAGTGATACAAATACTTGGATAACTATTGATCTCGGTATAGGCAAAGAAAGTAAAAAATATTTTGCAGGAGTTGAAAACAGCCAAGGTAAAATATACTACATACCACGTGGCGGCTGTGTATGCGAGCCTGAAGACACTTGGAAAAGTCAAGGTGATCTTGCAGAAGTATTAGTTGTAGATACTAATACAAATGATTTTTATACAGTCGATGTAAAAGAATATTTTAAAGATAGTACAACAATAGAAAAATATAATAATTGTGTAATTAAAGACGATGTTATATTTGCATTTCCATATGGTGAAAGTGATACATTTCAAACTGTGCTAATATTTGATACAGTAAAAGAACAAGTAATTAAAACGGTAGATCTAAATGGCATATAAAGAATTTCAAGATCATTATAAAGAAACTAAGATTAAACATCTATTACTTTTTAATTATAACGGCAAGTTATTAAGTCCTCCGTTTGCTACTAACTTGTGTAAAAGTTACAGCGATGTATGGATAGATGGAAAGTGTGTTGATTTAGATTTACCACCTAGTACTAGTAAAACAAATGCTGTTGCAGTCTTAGGAGATAGTGCTTGGCTTATACCCTACGGAATATATGATGACCTTAACATTGTTACTGAAATAAAACCTGGCGCAATTGTAAAACATAAACTACCGTTTACAGGCAAAGGACAATACTACAGTGTAGCAACAAACTATGAATGGAATACTGCTTTTAGTTTTCCATTAGGGTACGAAGGCACAAACAATGCTATCTATATCAAAGACGGAAAACTATCTATACACCCGTTACCCTATCAAGGTAAAAAACTGCATATGGGTACAGTATATTGCAATGGGCGATACTGGAGTATGCCAAGAGGTGACGAACCAGGATACACAAGTTTATTAAGTTTTGATGGAGAAAAGTTTGCAAGTTACGAACTAGAAGTTGATCCTAATATTACTAGAAAATACAGCGATATTGTTGTTAAAGATAAAACACTATACAGTTTACCATTTGGAGAAACTAAAGGACTTAACACTATTGTAGAGTTTGATACAGAAACAAACACTGCTACATATCATAATATGAACGGAGTAGACTTTGCTAAAAAATATAACGGTGGTGTGCTTGTAGGCGATAATATAGTTGCACTACCTTATGGAACAGAACACGGGGAAAGTAATTGGGGACTGGTATTTAATACTGTTACAAAAGAAAGCAAACAGTTTGATATCGGCATTACACACGGCGGCAAGTATAGATATCGCAGTGGTATTGAATACAAAGGGTATGCGTATTTTATGCCAGCCGGAACTCCTAGTTGTCCTATATTTAGAATAAACAAAGATGGAGATGAAATACAAAGTATATTTTTTGAACACACGTTATTTGGAAGACCAATTATACACAATGACAAACTTTGTGTAATAGGTTACGACACTATTTCTTCGCAGCATCAGTTGTATCATATTAAGGAGGACTTGACATATGAAGTGTTATGCACCTTGGCACGCTCTTAGTATTAGATTCAACGGAGATGTTGTACCGGACTGCGTTTATACAGGACGTCACGGTAACTTACTCAAGGAAGACTTGCCTACTATTTTACGAAATCCTGGATTGATACATACACAACGTACAATTGCATCAGGACAGTTTCCTAGTAACTGTTCACAATGTACACTGAAAGAAAGCACCAACGGACATAGCAGAAGAAAGTTTTTTGAACAAGTTCTAAATCCTATGCTAAAACCAGAGAGCAACTTACGAAATGACATATATTTCTTAGAATTTAATATGAGTAATCTGTGTAATCTCAAGTGCAGAATGTGTAGTGGTGTAAACAGTACTGCTTGGATCAAAGAAGATTTAAAACTAGACAAAATGGGCGTACAACGACCCATACACGAACCTGACTTTGGTTACAGAAATCTAAGTCCTGACATAGTAGATAGACTATTTGAATATCCTCAATATTTTAAGAACTTACAGTATGTTAATATTAAAGGCGGTGAACCATATATGGAACCTGCTAACAAACAGATTATGCAAAAACTAATTGAACTTGATCTTGCAAAAAATATTACACTTGATATAAGCACTAATGGTACTGTTGTAGATTTAGAATTTGATGAACTAGCACATCAGTTCAAAGAAACTAAATGGCACATTAGTATTGAAGGCACCGGCAAACTGTATGAATATATAAGAGGCGGCGACAACTTTCCGTTTGAACAACTAGTAGATAACTTACAGCAACTAGACAAAATGGACAGACTTATTTTTGCAGGTACTATTATGACGTACAATGTGTGCCACGTTAAAGATATTGTAGATTGGTTTTACAGCATTAAAAAACCGCACTACGAATTGTATGTAAACAATGTAGTTACAACACCGGCTTATCTAAATCCTCAAATACTGCCTGAACATATACTTGACGGAACAGGATACAGACACAAAGACAGTCCTATACAACTAGAACAGTTTGTCGACTTTACACGTAAGGTAGATGAGTTGCGTGGTACAGACATACTTGATGTATGTCCTGAATTAAGTAGTCTCTTTTCTTAGATAGATATCGCTTAGACAAGCACAAACTGCTTTACCACACTGCACAGTTTCAGTAGGCAACTTATAGCGTTCAATATTACCTAATGCTCCGCCTTCTTTACAGTCAGCTCTATATATGTTGCCCCACATATCAACATTAATCATATGTAGTCCTGCCCAACACTTCCAACCATAGAATGTATTTTGATTGTTGGCAATTAAATTGTTTGCTGTTACTGGAGCCTCATCTAACATTAGTTCACCTCTGTGTAAATTAACATCTGGTAAGTTTCTAAAGTACGGCCAATTGCCAATAGTGTCTAGTTGTTCTTGTGTGTAGTTTGCAGGTTTGTTTGTAATAGCATCTACATTTGACTTGTCTAAAATTATTTTAGGCCACACAGTTACGTTATCACTACATTGATATAGTTCTTCTGCAATGTCAAACATCTCATTAAAATTTTCAGGAGCCAGCATCAAATTAATAAACACAGGACACTCGCTTGCATTAATTACTTCCTTGATATGTGTTACTTCTGCATACTCCGGATGATAAGAAATAATAAAACCATCAGTGTGTTGTGATATCTCTTTATAGTATTCAGGAGTTCTACTGCCGTTTGTTAAAAAACTAAATGTATGCCCTTGTGCTTTTACAAGTTTAGCAAGATCCATAAAGTGTTTCCAGTATGTAGGTTCGCCACCGCTTAATCTATAGCATATGTCTTTACCGGGTACTGTAAAATTTTTGACAAATCTTTCAACAGTTTCCCAACGAGGCTGTCCTGTGCTACCACTATGTAAATGTTCAGGACAATAGGAGCAGCGATAGTTACACTTGTTAGACAGTGTCCAACTAACTAAAAACCAATTTTCTTTTGAACTTTGTTGATATGTTAACTTCATTCTGCCATCGTGTTGTCTAATATTAGTTGTTGTGTACGCTCATTAAGTTTTACTGTTAAAATAAGACTGTACAAATTATCACTAAAACTAAACACACTATGATCTAATTGGAAGTTAGTAAAGTATACGTAACCTGCTTCGGGATACAAAGGTTTGCCGTCAATAAGTTGAACATAGTTTTCAGGACTACAACGTCCAAATACAACTAACAGTCTAAAATACTCTGGACTAGTACCGTGGAAATCTCTGTGTGGAGGAAAGAATCCTCCTTGGTCTACACGTACTAGGTGTACACGGCCAATATCTGGATTGAATAGATCAACTAATTTTTTAAGTTCAGGAATCTTATGATACACTTCAGTAGGAGTATTAAAGTTTTCTTCCTTCATTTCTACATCGTGATACTTTTGCATATGGCCAAAACTATTAAGATGATAGTTGTCCATAACATCGCCTGTATGACTTGTAATAGGTAATCCCCAACGATTGTTGTGTGTATCTTTCTTTGCATTGTAAGGACACCAGTTGTTGTTAAACTGCTCTAACTGTTTCTCAACAGCATAATGGTCTATACTCCATTTCAGTTTAACCTGGTTGCCTAAGTTTACTAGACTTTGCCAACGCAATGCTCTTTCTATTTCATTATTGTCCATCAATTGCTGCCGCTAACTCTGGAAATGTTTCTCTCCAGTTAGTTCCTCTTGTTTTATCACAACTGCCTAGATACTCAACTAGTGCAGGAAGTTTATCACTCCAATCTTCTGAATACATAAACTTAATAATTCCTTCCCAACGTTGTTTGCCCATTGGATGATCGTTGAAGTATTTGTCTTTACTGTTGCGTATAATAAAATCTTCAATCTTTCTTCGTACTTGATTTTTAATTTCCATAGGCAGCACTTTGATATTCATATAACTTGGGAAGTATACTAAATGCGTGTTTATGAAAGGCGCAGCCATATGTGTTCTTTTGTTATTGACATCATTTCTCTTTATACTCCAATCTACAAGATCTACAAGATCAAGTGCGTTAAGTGCTTGTACTGCACACGCAATATTAACCTGATGTTTTTTGTCTACTTGATTAACCATATATCGTAATGATGCTATTGTTTGAAGCCAATCACTAGGATATCTAATGTATGAGTTTACATATTGTGTACCATCAAGACTAAAATTAACAACTACTTCTTTAAAATGGTTCCAATAGTTTACAGCCTTCATAGCACTGTCTGGATGTCCATTAGTGTTGTATCTTAACTTAATATTTTTTGCGTGACCTTCTGCAATTAATTCTTGTAAAATTTTCCAATGCTCTGGAATCATTAATGGCTCTCCGCCTGCAAAGTATAACTGTTGAATGTTACCGGCCTGTTCCATCATACTTTCAAGGAAACTTCCTTTCTTGTACCAAGTGTAATCAAAGTTTTGATCCCAATCTTGATCGCTTGCAAGCAGTGGATCTTTATATTCAGGTTGTTGTAGTTTCCAGTCTTTGATCCAACTGGAACTATCGTGCGGTGAACACATAGTACACTTCAAGTTACATACATTTCCTAAACGTAAATCAAAGTACGGAATGTCAACTTCCAAACTACCATCTTCTTGTGTTTTATCAACAAGGTTTTCCATATTAATTTTTCCTTTCCATTCACGTGTTTCCCATTGTCTTTTACTTACTACTCCATTGCTTTCTTCTTCAAAGCATTTGGTACAACTTACAGGTACTTCACCGTTTAACATTTGCAATCTTGTATTACGCATATGTTCGCTATTCCATACTTCTTCAATACTATGATCTCGCAAGTTCATAGCGATACCATCTTTCTTTACAAGGCCTGCTGTTTTATTATCTTTTGTTCCTGCACCACTAGCATTGGCTGTACAACAGACTCTAACATCACCGTTAGGTCTCGTAGCCATATGTATCCACGGTAACGGGCAAAAAGTTTTACTAGTAGTCACTGTTGTTTCACCTCTACAAACTGTTTATTTAATTTATCAAAGTTGCCGCACTGCTTGGTGCATTCTTTCAAACCTGTTGTTGTCCAACAACTTGATATTTTACTAAAAAAGCCACTTGCAAATATCTCGCTTAGACTTTTATTATTTAGATTAGGATATTCTTTAACTTTGCTCATATAATCAATACGAGAAAAACTATGCTGCGGAACCCATTCTAAGTCTAACCAACAGCAAGCACTTACACCGCCATTAGCAGTAACATATATTTGATTGTTTGTTTGTGCTTTACAACTAATGTTTGGTAACACATCTTGTTTTGCTTGTTCAACACCTTCACTGTTTTTATCACTGTGAGTTGTTGGATACAATGTGTGCGTTACATTGTAATTATCATCTATAACATCTAGTTTACCATCTCTGAATCTACTAGTATGCTTTGTGTAGAAATGTGTAAATCCTAAGTTTTTACTCATAGTTTCACAATCGTGTACCTGGTGTTCATTATGTTTGAACACTAGCATATCCCAACGTGCATCACCTCCAGCAGAGATAAATGCTTTCGCATTTTGTATAATCTTGAGAAAGTCAGTATTCACTCTATATAGTGCGTGTGTATCCGCTAATCCATCTATACCAAATACTACCCGTACATTTAAACTTGCAAGTTCTTTCCACCAACTAAAAGATCTTGCACTTCCATTAGTGTGCATCTGTAAATGCATTGAAGGATTTGTTTCTCTTAAATATCTATATATTTCCAGTGTGTCTTTTGCAATAATAGGATCGCCTAAATTTCCACACATATTCAAATCATCTAACTGCCTTACGAAGTCCTTTGGAAACCAATTAACAAAGGTTTCTAAATCAATCTCTTCTAGGTAAAGCGTATCTAATAATGGACCACCTTGTATTCTACGTGGACACATCGGACACTTGGCCTGACACTTAGATGTAACTTCAAGATGTATTGATCTTATTTCATCTAATGCATACATTAATGTTTGTGTCCTATTAGCATAAATCTTTTATACTTCTGTAATTGTAATTCGCCTTCTTCCATAATAGAATCAAGACCACTTGTTTTTTTAAATTCACTAAGTGATGATACACAATTTATGTGTTCATCTAGTTCTTTGTAATCATTACTTTGTAGTACTATTTTACAGTCTTTCGGAACATTTCGCAACCACTTTTTATACTTTGCTTTTGTCATATGTTCACAACTAGTATTAATTACGATATCAGGTTTTGAATGGTAATAAAAGTTACACATATCTTCTGTGACTGCTACAAATTTACCTTCCATTTCTTGTCGCTTATTCATAGTTCGTGCAATTTCTTCACACGTAGGATCAATGTCTACACTAGTAATATTCTTAACACCTACGTCACTGTTAAACAGCATACTTGCAAGTACACCATTCCATCCGCCAAATATTACAATCCTTGCATTGGCAATACGTGATTTCTTTTCTAAGGCTTGTATTAACCATTCTTTGGATTGTAGTTGGCCGCCCCAAAAACTATCAAGTGTACGGCTTCTATCATCGCTGTTGCGAATTGCATCCATCCAAAATTTTATATCTTGTATATCTATATTCATTTCGATTTTGGTATCTTACTGTCTGCAGAGCTAACACAGGTACTAGTTATACACTTAGATGGTGTCTTAAACAGCGTAAAACCGTCTTGTAGCGTACCTAAAGGTTCTTCCGCACAACTATATGCCCTTTTAACTTCACCACCCCTTATAACGCAACTTTGATACCCTGCTGCGCATTTCCATCCTTTGAACTTATTGAAGTTAAAAGCATTCATTCTTTCTGCTTGATCCAATCCGTAGTCATTACCTTTGTGGTCTTCAAAATACATCTGCATTACTTGTTCGCCTTTGATGTGTTGTGGAAATTGTTCTTGCATTTTCAAATGTTGGTTCATAGTGTATCCATCAACAATAAAACTTGCAGTTGGATCACTTTGTGGTTTGAGTGTTACGTTAATACCCCTATCTGAAAACCGTTGACATCTTTCGTAGTATTCATCAAAATGGTCAGGAACCATTACTTGGTTGATAGTAACTAATACTCCTTCATTTATAAGTTGTAAGCACTTGTCTCCAAACTCTTGCTCTTTGGCAAACTCAGAATGGAAACTAGCAGTGATACTTCTACGTTGTAGTTGGCTAGTTGACTCTATCCATCTAGCCCACCATTTGCTACCTGGCGATAGATTAGTGGTCATATGAATACTTTGATAAGGTGCTGCTGTATCACTACAGTAATGCTCTACGAGCTCTCCAAAGTTTTTGTACGCAGTAGGCTCGCCTCCACTAAAACTAAAATGGAATTCAGTAAAACCATTTTCTCTCGCCTGCCGTTTGATTTCATCTATCGTGTTTTTGTAGACTTCTAGTCCTTGATGATCCGGTTTATCCGTTCTAGCATACGGCCAACAGTAACTACAACTGTAATTACAGAAGCGACCAAGTATCCAACTTACATTGAATAAAGGCTGGTCTAACATAGTTTTCTGTCCAAAACTTACTATGTTTTGAAACGGTATAAGTGTAAAATCATTCATTATAAGCATATTTAACCACAATATAACTTGACAATTGCATTCTAGGCTTATATAATAAAGAACAAATAAGGTTCATTTTATTATTAGGAGAAAAATAATATGTCAAATACAGACGCTATCAAAGCAGCAATGGAAGACTTCCTTGCTGAGGATGAGAAATTTGAAGCAGGCAATGGTGCTGCTGGAACTCGCGCAAGAAAGGCTTTACAAGCAATGGGCAAGGCTATCAAAGAAAGACGTAAGGAAATCACTGAAACTAAAAACTCTCGCAAAGAGTCTAAGTTAAATGGATGATGAATCAGACAAGTATACAATCACTTTAGACGATTGCAGTTATGGTGGGGCTTCTGGCTCTACCATAACATTAAATAATAATTTTACATTTGATACTGGAAATGTTCTTGACACAGGTACAGACTGGTGCTATACTGATGACAATATTACAGTAGACACAAGCAGTTGGGACGATAGTTTTACTACTAGTCCTTCATCTATATATACTAATGATGCTATGAAAAAACGACTTGAAGCAATTGAGAACAGGCTAAACATTTTAGTACCTGATCCTGCAAAACTTGAAAAGTTTCAAGCGTTACAAAAAGCATACGAACACTATAAGAGCATAGAAAGGTTATGTGAACTTGATGACGAAGAACCAGAACTCCCGTTCTGAGGATAAGAACAGATTATTTAGAGATATGATGCGTATAGAGATTCTTGAAGATGAGATAGAATATGCAACTAAACAACTAAGGCCGCAAGACACTGGCCACATTAATACCGCTATTGGGTGGCTCAACAGTAGAGTAAGACAGATTAAAGGACAAACTAATGACTGATGTAAAATTAATTTCTTATAGTAAAGCACCAGAAGGATTAGGACTAGACGATTGTCAAGAACTAATTGCTTACTGCGCTAGGGTAAGTAATCCTGCTAATCAAATGAATAGCGAAACTAGTGAAAAACTAATTAAGTATCTAATCAAACACGCACACTGGTCACCACTTGAAATGGTAAGTGCTTGTTTAGAAATTAATACTACACGTGATATTGCACACCAAGTTGTGCGGCACCGTAGTTTTGCTTTCCAAGAGTTTAGCCAACGTTATGCTAATCCGGCAGAGTTTGGTGAAATGTTTGTAACACGTGAAGCACGTTTACAAGATACTAAGAACAGACAAAATTCAATTGAACTTGATAGTGAAAACGAACTTCACTATGATTGGGCATCAAAGCAACAAGAAGTTATTGATAAGGCAACCGAAGTATACAACTGGGCAATTAACAACGGTATTGCTAAAGAGCAAGCTCGTGTTGTATTGCCTGAAGGTAATACAAAAACACGTCTATATATGAACGGCACACTGCGTTCGTGGATTCACTACATTGAACTACGTGGCGCAAACGGAACACAAAAAGAGCATATGGATATTGCACACGCCTGTGCTAAAGTCATTGCTGATATTTTTCCACTAGCAGAAGATTTAGTCTAAGGAGGCTAAACAATGAAATACAATTTTTATCATACGTTTAGTGTGACTGAATGAAAAGATTTGGTATAATGGTATGCATAGATGGAGATGATGACTGGATGTTTGTCACTGAAGATTCTGGTAAACAATTCATTCGTCAACCGCTTCTGTTCGACGATTTCGACGAAGCACTTATTGCTGCAGAGCAATGGATTGAACCTGGAAAGGAAGAAAATGTAATGGTGGTTGAATATGAAGGTTAGAATAGGTCCTTATCGAAAGAACCGTGCCACACGAGTTGAGATAGAACCACACGACACCTGGAGTATGGATCATACACTTGCTATGATTATTCATCCTATGCTTGTACAACTAAAAGCAACACAAAACGGACATCCTGCAGACTTGACAGAAGCACGATGGAACGAAATACTAGATGAAATGATTTGGGCATTCAAACACAAATCAAAAGAAATAGACGCAGGTGATATGTGTCGTGATAAATGTGCAAGTTATGGCGATCCTATTTGCCAGGCTTGTTTAAAAGATACACAAGAACGTCTTACAAATGCATTTAAGTTGTTTGGCGAGTACTACGAAAACTTATGGGACTAAAAACTATGTGGGAAATGTGGTGTAAAGCAATCGGAAGAAAGGCTTATGATAATGACAGCAAAGCAGATCGAGTTGCTATGTTACGGACTTTGTGGATTATATTGCACATTGCTACTTGTATTGCTATTATAGCAGGCAATGGCAGAACATTAGAAATTTGGTAATGAACGATTTTTTAAAAAATCAAAATCAAATGATTGAGGACTTGGTCGAAATAGCAATGGAGGCTGAGATCACTGATCCTATTGATTGGGGTGAACTAAACATTTCTGAAGAAGAAGCGTACAAAATGTTTGCCGCTACTGTTTTAGAAATGAATAATGAACCGCTTGCAGACAAAGCAATTATTGTTAAACTTTTGGTAGAAAACTTTGTTTTGAATTTAAAATTACTCGGAAAGAAGTAATTTCTCTTGACAAAGGATATATATCATCATATAATCTAATTTTGTTTAAGGAGCAAACTGACATTGGCTGGTAAGAAAAAAATAATAAGAGGTGCACCAAGAATCCGTAAAGGCGCTAAATTGCAAGAGCCTGAATGGACTGGTTATGAAAAGTTAACTGGAGAAGAGTTCCATCGTAAGAAACAAGGATCTCACTCTTGGTATTATGCTAACTTTGCATTCAAAGACCTTATGCCAGCGGTATGGATCTGGATGGAAGCCAACGGCTTCAGCAAAGACGAAATTAAAAAAGCAAAAGCAGCAGATGATACAACAATTAGTAATACTGCCGCAATTACTTGTCAAATGTTAAATGCTGGTATGCCTGACTTCTACAAGCCTGCTGCCGAGTATTGGGAAAGTTTGCCTGGTACAATGGGTGAATTGAGGCCTGTCAGTGAGTTTATTAGAACTAGAATTGCAATGGCACTTAATGAAGGTGTCCACAAAGCAGAACAAAAAGAAAAAGAAGATGCTGAAAATGCAAAAAAAGCAGAGATAAAAGAAAAGTATACACCGAGCATACAGGACAGAATTAGACTAGCAACTTATGATATGTGTGAATTTATCGAAGCAGCACACGATGACTTTTTAGAAGGTAAAATTAGCGACTTCAAAGATATTAAGCCTGCAACACAACTTAGACGTATGGAGTGTAAACAACCACACGCTAGAATGATTAAAGCAAGTTACGATTGTACTGTTAAAGAATACGATGAACTGTTGAATCCACCTAAACTAGGTAAAAATGCTACAGACTTAGAAAAAGATTATGCACAACAATTAAAAGAAGGTTATGCACATTTAAGCAAGTCACAACTTAAAAAGATTTATGCATTTTATATTGCAGTACAAGGTGCGTGTGATGCTATTATTGCAGAAAGTAAAGCAAATAGAAAGCCTAGAAAAATAAGCAGAAAGTCACCTGAACAACTTGTAAGCAAGTTAAAGTACAAAATTACAGATGACAAATATAGCATTTCAAGTATTCCAAGTTGGAAACTAATAGGTGCAAGTTGTCTAGTAACGTTCAATGGCAAAACACGTAAACTGGGAATTTACTATACAAGCAATGAAGATCCATTAGGAAGTATGCGTGATGGTACAGGACTAGATCTCAAAGGTACTACGCTACAGCGTTTTGATGAAAACAAGAGTGTTGCTTGTACGTTGAGAAAACCCGTAGAACAACTACGTGAAGTAAAATCGCTAAATACTCGTAAGAAGTTCGAGAATTGGTTTGCAAAACTTACAACAACGCCAATAAAAATGAATGGTCGTATAAACGCTGAAACTGTATTAATAGCAGCATATTAAGCGTTTCTAAAAGACGCAATATACATAAAGAGAATAAATACTATTATGAACAGTACAGCAGTTGAACAAGCACTACAAGATCTTACACTAGCACTTACTGAAGATGGCAGCATTACTGCTAATTCTTCTGTTAGTTTCAGTGGGAACATTTATGATAAAGGTTTCTATTGGGCTGGTACAGACTACACTAAAAAATTCGTTATGGTTGCTGATGAAGATAGATTATTTTCGTCAGAAACTATTGATATCGCACGTAACAAGCATTTAGCAATTAATGGAAACAAAGTACTTGCTGAAGAAGAACTTGGTAGAAGTGTTATCAAGAGTAACTTGCGTGAAGTAGGTAGATTAAAAGGTCTGATTGTAGACGGCAGCGTAAGCATTAATCAATATGTTTATTTTGATGCAAACAGCGATAGACTAGGCGTTGGTACTGAATCTCCAAATGCTGCACTTGCAGTTGCAGAAGATGGTATTGAAGTAATGATAGGTACTGAAGACCACGTTAAAGGGTTTGTTGGTACATTTGCTAGTCACGATTTAGAACTTAAAACAGATAACACTACAAGATTATCAATCAAAGCAGGCGGCGATATTGCACTAGGCAATCCAAATGCTTCTCCAGTTAAAGTTTCAGTGAATGGTAAACTTGCTATTGGTGTTAATAATCCAGATAGCGATGTAGACTTACACGTTAGAGGCGCTATCAAGTTTAACAATAAAAAACATTTATCAGGAAATACTCCACCAACAGGCGGACAATTCAATCAAGGTGATATTGTGTGGAACGAAAGTCCACAACAAAGAGGTCACATTGGATGGGTTTGTATTAGAGCTGGTAATCCTGGTAACTGGGCACCATTCGGCGACATTAGGTAGTAACAATGATTGCCTATGCAATAGGTAATGGTGAAAGCCGAAGATTCTTAAACCTTCCTAAACTTACAGAAAACAAAACAATAGTTGGTTGCAATGCATTGCACAGAGATTTATCTGTAGATCACTTGATATGTTGTGATAGACGTATGGTAGATGAAGCAATCAAAAGCAACAACACTTCTAATACTAAGATATATGTTAGAGATATGTGGTTCAAATATTTTAGAAAGATTAAGAAGGACAAAAGAATTACACATCTACCTGAATTACCGTACGAAGGTAATAAAAAAATAGATCAACCCTTGCATTGGGGAAGTGGTACTTATGCTTTATTAGTTGCCGCAAGTTTACCTGATGTGTCCGAAGTAAGAATTATTGGATTTGATCTGTATAACAAAAACGACAAAGTTAATAACATTTACAAAAACACACAACACTATGCTAAGAAAGATGATAAGCCTGTAGACTACAGTTATTGGGTATATCAAGCACAAAAAGTTTTTGTACACAATCCACAAATACAATTTAATATTATCAATTCAAAAGATTGGCAAATTCCGTCACAATGGAAACTGCCCAATGTTGCTAATCAGCTCTTGACATTTGCCTAAATAGAACGTATAATTATTAGTATGTTTAACAAAGGACTTGGCGTCAACCCTTCTAATTCTGCCGCCCATAAAACATTATAGTAGGAGAACATTATGGGAAAATATTTAAGTACAAAACATTACGGACACAACATTGGACTATCGGCAGTGTTCCGTCAGCCTAACGCAGATCATTCACACTGTCATTTGCTACACGGATATAGTCTAGCATTTACATTTACATTTGGTTGTGATGAACTAGACAACAAAAACTGGGCTGTAGACTTTGGTGGATTGAAGCCACTAAAGAAATGGTTAGAAGATCACTTTGATCACAAGACAGCAATTGATAAAAACGATCCACACTTGGACAAGTTTATGGAACTACAAGAACTTGACCTAGCAGAGATTGTTGTAATGGATGGTGTTGGTGCAGAGAAGTTTGCAGAACACGCATTTAACTTTGCAGATAAACTTGTACGTGATATGAGCGACAATCGTTGCTATTGCGTAAGAGCAGAATGTGCAGAACACGGAGCCAACTCCGCAATATATGAGGTATAGATGAGAATAATTGCAGGACCTTGCCAACACGAAACAAAAGAACAAAGTCTCGCCATTGCAAAAGAATGTAAACGTGTTTGTGATAAGCACGGTATCGAATACATTTTTAAAGCAAGTTACGATAAGGCGAATAGGTCGAATATTCACGGCATTAGAGGCCGAGGATTAGCAGACACTATGCAAGACTTTAAAAGTCTTAAGCAGATTATACCCAGTCTAAAAATTATTACAGATGTACATAACATCAATGAAATTCTAAAAATTGGTGCGTACTATGATGATATAATCGATGTGTTACAGATACCTGCATTCTTGTGTAGACAAACTGACTTGGTACGTGCAGCCTGTAAAACAAACAAGATTGTAAACATTAAAAAAGGACAGTTCCTTGCACCTTGGGACGTTGAAAACATTTTATCTAAAACGGAAGGTGCTAAAGAAGTTTGGATTACAGAAAGGGGAACAAGTTTTGGATATAATACTTTGGTCACTGATTTCACTGGCCTTCAGTTTATGCTGTCTAATTATAACGTTCCCATTGTTTATGACATTACGCACTCGGTTCAAAAACCCGGAGGTATGGGCACTAGCAGTGGCGGTAATCGTGAGTATGTGCCTGGCTTGGCTCGTGCTGCATCTGCAATGGGTATAACAAACTTCTTTTTAGAGGTTCATTCAGATCCAGATAATGCACCAAGCGATGGACCTAATGCATTACATTTAAAAGATTTTAAAACAGTTGTTGCAGACATTGTTAAATATTCTTACAAGGGATAGGAAGATAGTTAATGGCTTTTGACAAATCAAAAGAAACTAAAGAACAACGAAAAGCAAGAAAAGCACAGTACAGGGCAGAACAAGAAGGCCGACAACACGTTGCGTCTGGTAATGCTCCTGAAATAAATGTTCTTTGTGTTCGATTTGGTAATAAGTACGGGCAAGAATATGTAGTAAAACTAAGGAATATGGTTGAGAGACATCTTAATGTTCCTTACAAGTTTTGGTGCTTAACAGACGATCCTGCTCCGCTACAAGGAGTACACAGTATTGTACGTCCTAATAGAGGATATGCAAAAGGCTGGTGGCACAAGGTACATATGTTTGAAAGTACTATGCCTATTGTAGGTAGAATTTTATATATGGACCTCGATGTTGTGATACATAATAATATAGACAAACTTGCAACTATGTGGAGAGACGACTTTGTTGGTATACGAGATTTCAATAGGAAGTTTCATCCAGGTTACAAGTATTTGAATAGTTCGGTTATGGCGTGGAACAGTGGAAGTCAAAATTATATCTTTGATAAGTTCAAACAAAATCCGGAATATGCTATGCGAATGCAAGGAGATCAAGATTGGACTTGGGCGCAGGCTAAGAAACAGTTAAAGTTTTGGCCTGACAAGTGGATACAAAGTTACAAATGGGAAATTAGATCAAGATCCGACTTAGGAATGCAACACGGAGTAAGAAACTTTAAAACTGTACGTGATGATATTGTTCCAGATAAGGAATGTTGTATTGCAGTATTTCACGGTGATCCTAACCCAGCACAGGTTCGAGATAGTTTTGTAGTGGAAAATTGGAAATGAAACAAGACACATTTATAAGAGAATATAAAAACGCTTTTAATGCAGAGTACTGTGAAAAAGCAATCGAAGTTTTTGAAACAATGAAGTCTCAACGACAAACTATTGAACAAAACAATATTAAGAAGAATCAAGATGACAGAATTATGTATGACTGGGCACCTAGTAATGGTATCCAATATTATGATCACGCATTTTGTCAACACTTTTTCCAAACTGTACATCAATACTATGACAAGTATGTCGCTGAGTATGATATATTAGAAACAATCGAAGGACACAGTCCTAAAGGAATGTGTATTCAAAGAACAGGTCCTAGACAAGGATATCACGTATGGCACGTTGAAGATGGTGGACAAGCAAGTTGTAATAGACTAGTTGCTTACACACTATACTTGAACGATATCGAAGAAGGTGGAGAAACAGAATATCTCTATCAAGGCGTGAAAGTAAAACCAGAACAAGGTAAATTAGTATTTTGGCCTACTGGTTATACTCATCCACATAGAGGAAACCCTATTTACAACGGTTACAAATATATTATTACTGGGTGGTATACATATGACTCGTAGGTTTATTTTTGATGTAGACGGAACACTTACACCAAGCAGAGGTCCAATGGACCCAGAGTTTCAAAAATGGTTCCTTCATTTCCAAGAACATAATTTTGTCTATCTTGTTACAGGTAGCGATCGTGCTAAGACTGTAGAGCAAGTAGGAACAAAAGTTTATAACTTTGCACACACAGTTTACAATTGCAGTGGCAGTGATGTTTATCAACAAGATAAAAATATTTTCACAAGTAACTGGAAACTTCCAAATCTTGCAATAGACTTTTTAACACAATGTATGAATGAAAGTTTTTTCGAGTTACGCACAGGTTTACATTTTGAACACAGGCCTGGAATGTGTAACTTTAGTGTTGTTGGTCGAATGGCTAATACAGAACAACGCAAACTATATGTTAAACACGATACTGGTTTCGATGAAAGGAACACAATAGCACAAGCGTTTTGTACAATATTTCCAGATATTGATGCAAAAGTAGGTGGCGAAACAGGTATTGATATTTTTCCAAAAGGCAACGATAAGTCACAAATACTAAGAGACTTTGACCCTAATGACGAATTACACTTCTTTGGCGATGCAATGCATCCGGAAGGAAATGATTATCCATTAAAGAAACAAATCATTGACAACGACCTAGGAATGTGCTACAATATTAAAAATTGGGAAGACACTTGGAAAATACTAAATGACGACATTGAATACACAACATAAACGTATAGGTTTTGCTTGCAAATATATGCACCCTGATCAGACTCAGAAGAAGAAACTTCTAGAGGAGATACAGCGTCCGTTGAACACACGTTCAACTACAGTACAATGGTTGAATAGGCAAACACGTGAAGTTGCTGAACAGCGACTATGGGACATTATGGTTCATAACATACAATCGTATATGAATCTTATTTGTTATGTAGGAGGACTAGAAGATGACTTACGAATGGTTAGGTTGGGAAGTGATGTACTTCCGGTATATACACAAGCAGATTGGTCTTACTTCTGGCGCAAGCCTGACGTTGTTGCATACTGTGAGAAGAACTTCGCTAACGTAGGCAAACGTGCAAGAGAACTTGATGTTAGAGTGTCTATGCATCCAGGTCAGTTTACTGTACTTGCAAGTGACACACCCGAAATTGTAGAGAGGAGCATAGAAGAATTTGAATATCACACCGATGTCTTCCGCTGGATGGGATACGGCAAGTCCTTCCAAGATGCGAAGTGCAATGTACACATATCCGGTAGGCAAGGTCCAGCCGGTATCCAACGAGCTCTCCCAAGATTATCTCAAGAGGCGCGAAATATTATTACGATCGAGAACGACGAAATGTCGTGGGGTATCGACGCAAGTCTCGAACTTGCAAACGACCTTGCCCTCGTTCTTGACATACACCATCACTGGGTCGCTAGTGGTGAATACATTCAACCAACCGACGATAGATTTCTACGCATAGTTGATAGTTGGCGTGGTGTTCGTCCTGTGATACATTATTCTGTATCACGTGAAGATCTACTTGTAGGACATAATCCAGACACTTTACCTAATATGGGAGAATTACTTGAACAAGGATTCAAAAAACAGAAACTACGTGCTCATAGTGACTTTATGTGGAATAGGGCTGTTAACGATTGGGCTTTGTCTTTTAGAGACTCCGCAGATATAATGGTAGAAAGTAAGGCTAAGAATCTAGCCAGTCGAGCTCTTTACGAATCAATATAGCACCATTTCCCTTTCCAACTGTCAATTTTAACATAAATATATTACGATGTTAAAAGAACTGAAAGATATTGTTATTGAAGCGGACACAAAGCGTCCAACACTAGTACTTAACAAATTACCGTATGCACGTGATGCATTAGAACCGGTAATGAGTAAAGAAAGTGTAGACCTCCACTACGGAAAACTGTCTCAAGGATATGTTGATCGTTATAACAAAAAAGAAGGTGATGATAAATTTAACTTTGGTGGCGCACACCTGCACAATTTATATTGGGCACACCTGCAACCACCCACTTCAGGAAATACACCATCAGGAAACTCGCTCGAACTAATCGACAAAAAGTTTGGGTCTTTTCAAAATTTCAAAGAGAAATTTATTGACAAAGCCAAAAGTCTACAAGGATCAGGTTGGGTCTATATGGATGTCAAAGGCAAGTTAGGATTAATTGCTAATCAAGACTTCCAACGTGGAACTGAAATTGTTATGTTAGTTGATATGTGGGAACACAGTTATCTACTTGACAAAACAAAAGACAAGTATCTAAATGATATATGGCGTGTTATTAATTGGTCGATAATCAACGACAGACTACAAGGAGAATAATATGTTAAAATGGTTGAGAAACCTATTCGGGTCAGCGCAAACTGAACCACTAGTTTTAACAGAAGAAGTCAAGGTAACAAAACCTAAGACTCCTACTGCTAAAAAGCCTGCTGCTAAAAAAGCACCGGCTAAAAAGAAGCCTGCTGCAAAGAAAAAAGCGCCGGCTAAAAAGAAAACTACTAAAAAGGAGAAGTAAATTATGTTAGATAAATTTAAATCTTGGGTAGGAAAAGCATTTCAAGAAAGAACTTCTTGGGATGGTGCAGTTTTAATTGCATTTGGTATCATTGTGTTAATTGCAAAACCTCTTGCAGGTTTATTAGCATATGCTGCTATTGCATATGGCGCTTGGACTATTTGGAAAAGCGAATAGTTGAATGCCAGACGCAGTAAATCTTACAGATTCTGCAATTAAGCATATGGAAGGCTTAATTGAAAAGACCGGCAAGCCTATTGTCCGACTTCAAATGAAGGGTGGTGGGTGTGCCGGATTTTCATACGATTGGCAGATGAGTGATTCTAAAGAATTAGATGACGAAATTATAAAACTTCCAAGTGGTGAATTTGCTATTGATAGTTCAAGTTTACTATATCTTATAGGGACCGAGATAGACTACGTAGAAGAAGTGTTCGGTTCTTACCTATCTATTAAAAATCCTAACTCAACATCAAGTTGTGGCTGCGGCGAAAGCGTAGGGTTTTAATTATTCCCAATTACAACGTCTGAACTAACAGGCATATCCCACATTTGTTTTTGCTCAACACCTTTGCGTTGGGCAAATCTCTTACTGTCACATTCAGTACAAACGTGAAAATAATTATTGTTTAGCCGAGTGCGACTGATCTTTTTCAAATCCCTGGTAAATACATTGTCACAATTGTCACACTTGAGTTGCACTACAGTTTTGGTACGTTTATAAACGTGCTCTTTACCGTGTTTACTCTTACGTTTGTGAGTAGTTTCTTTTTGTTCTGTGCCTAAAAACATACTTGTATTTACATTCGGCTTATAGAACTTAGAGATAAATATTGATAAGAAACAGAGTGTTTAGGGGATAAAATGGCAAGAAAAGTTATTGATACAGGCGCAGTAGGTAATGATGGTACCGGCGATAGTATTAGAGATTCGTTTCAAAAGGTAAACGATAACTTTAGAGAACTATATAGTTCATTAGGTTTAGGTGAAAGACTTACTTTTATTGGACTTAATGATTCACCGGCAACTTACTTAGGTAATGAAGGTGCTATTCTAGCAGTTAATCCTACTACAGATGCTATTGTATTTAAAAATATTGTTGGTGGCGTAGGTGTTGCTATTGACGATACTACTAATTCAAGTGAAATTAGTATTTCAACAGAATTCAGTGAAATTTCAGGTGATACATCACCACAACTTGGTGGTAACTTATCTGCAAGATCAGGTGGTAACCAGTATAGAATACAAGATTTACCTACTCCAGTTAGCGATGATGAAGGTGCTAACAAAGGTTACGTAGATACAAAGATTTCAGTTCAAGGTGTAGACGCTGTTGATCCAGAGACGGGTCAAACAAATAGTGCTTTTGGTACTATGGGCGGTCCACTTATACTTTCAAGAGATCCAGAACCAGATGACGATACAACATACGATGGCTTAATTGCTGCAACTAAAGGTTATGTTGACAAATCATCTTTTGGATCTAGTGTAAACTTATATGTTGCAACATCAGGTGCAGACGAACGTCCAGGTGTGAGTGAAGAACTACAAGGTAGAGCTCTTGCTTATGCATATAGATCAATCGAAGCAGCACTTAAACGTGCAGAAGAAATTGTTTTAGATTCACAAAAAGAAATTGGACCATACAAAAAGATTTTAACATTTAATAATGGTGCCAATGACGTTACACTAAACTCTATTGAAACTTCGCCAGACAGTGGTACAGGATTTGCTGGTACAGTTACATTGAGTGTTGATACAATTAGTATTGCAACTGTAGGTGCTAACTACTTACCAGGTGATATTATTACACTAGATGGTGGAGCAGGTTCCGTTGCAAAGTATGAAGTATTAAGTACAGCAAGTACACCGGGTGCTGTTGTAACATTTAGACAAATTAGTTCAGGTAATTATAGTTCTCTTCCAGGTAGTACAAACGTTCCTACAACATCTGACTCACAGTTTGGTGCTGGAGCAACATTTAATATAACATATAGAGTTGCAGGCGTAACAATTAGCAATCCAGGTAGCGGATACAGTTTAGTATCTGTTAGGATTAACGGCGGCGGCGAAACAAAAGGCGGCTTTGGTATTGCACAAGTTGTATCAGGCGAAATTACTGGTATTGAAATTACAGACCAAGGTAGTGGCTTTACAACTATTCCAAATGTTGTTGCTGACTTACCTAGATTTTTACTTACAACAGAAGGTCAAAGAACAGACTTTACAGGTGATGTATTAACTGATACTCCGATTGCATTTAGAACAAGAGATATTAGAGAAGGCTTATTTTTACGTGGTGAAGATTCAGGTGCACTTGCACAGATTTTAGGACACACTGGTGAACTTGATAGTCTTGGAAATGAAATTTTTGATGTTGATATTAAGTTTGGTGACTTTACACCAGGCGAAGTTATTTCTTATGGTGATGTAAGTAATCAAGTTAACTTAACAATTAAAGTAGAAAGCGGTATTTACGAAGAACACTATCCATTGAAAGTTCCACAGAACGTATCAATTGTTGGTGACGAATTTAGACGTTGTATTATTCGACCTAAGCCAGGAACTTCAAGTTCACCTTGGGCGTTTAGTAAATTTAGACGTGATACAGTTATTGATGGTCTCCAAGTAACTGATAGACTTTATGGTCATCATTACTTACACGACACATCACAACCTGTTTATCCTAAAATTGATAACGCTGGTAACTACAAAAATTCTGCAACACTTTTAAAACTAAACAAAGTGTTTATTCAGAACGAAGTAGTTGAATGGATTGATAATCAAATTGCAAATAGTATTGCACCGTTTGATGTTACATTCCAATATAATAAAAATTTATGTAAACGTGACGTCGGACTACTAGTTGATAGTATGATCTTTGATTTGAAGTACGGCGGTTACAACAGAACTATATCAGCAGCATTAAAATACTTTGAAAGTGCTAGTGCTAGACTTGCAATTACAACACAGTTATCAGAAACAATCGCAGGTATTAGACGTATTGATTACCTTGCTAGTTTTATCCTTAACAATGTTGAGTTAGGTACTTCATTTCAAACTACTTTCCCACAAATTATTGATACTGCATTTGTCAAAGAAACTGGAACAGAAACTGTATTCACAGATCTAGTTGATGCTGTTGTAGATGTAATTAGTAGTTCAGGTAGTGTAAACTATCCTGAAGAAAACCAATACTTAGATGTATTCTTAGCAAACGATGCAGTACGTTGGCAAGGTATTACAATGCAAGGACACGGAGGTTTTGCATTAACACTTGACCCTGAAGGACAAATTCTTGCTAAGTCACCTTATGCACAAGAGTGTGCTGCATTTAGTAGATCAATTAACAAACAAATATTTGCAGGTGGTATGTTTGTTGACGGCTTCGCAGGTAACTTACAGTTTGAACACTTAACATCAACATCTGATACAAGATTAGGTATTGGTGGACTAGAAAGATTCCCACAATTGCCTGCATCATTCATTGTTGATGATGCTGTGTTTAGAATTAACTATGTTAGAGACTTTGTTTATAGTCCTAGTGGTTCTACAGCAACATTTGTACTTGATGAAACTACACCATTTACAAGACCTGCAGGTTTCCAAACACTTACAGGTATAACAGTTGCTAACCCAGGTGTGTTTACTAAAAACGATCACAGACTACAGTCAGGTGCTATTGTTAGATTTAGATCAGTAGGCGGCGGGTTGCCAGCACCACTAATAGCAGACAGAGACTACTATGTTTTTGAAGATAGTTTAACAAACAACACATTCCAAATCAAAGCAGACTTTGACGGAAGTGTACCTATTGAGATTACAACAACTGGTAGTGGAACAATTCAGTACCAAAGAATTTACGAAGTGTTGATGCCTGGTAACAGATCAATGCTATCAAACGACTTTACACAAGTTGCTGATATGGGTTACGGCTTAATTGCAACTAACGGTGGTTTAACTGAATCAGTATCAATGTTTACATATTACTGTTATGCATCATACTATTCAATCAACGGTGCTCAAATACGTTCAGTGGGCGGTTCGTCCGCACACGGTATCTACGCACTTGTTGCAGAAGGTTCAGATCCTTTAGAGGTACCAACACCAGTTTCATTGTATAATGATCTTGCACAAAGAGTAGATTGTTATGCACCTACTCCAGCATTTGCTACAACTACAAACGGATTGTTTGTTCACGTTACAAACTATGATTACACACCATTAAACAACTCAGAACTTGAAGTTGATCACGGAAACTTAATATTTAGATATCCAGTTACATCTGTAACAACACAAGATTTGCCAGCAGGCGTTGCAAGACTTAACTTAACATCAGATGAAACAGGAAACTTTGATGGATTGTTTGCACAGATTCCAGATGGAACTAAACTATCGTTGCGTTCAAACTCACAGGTTATTTTAACAGGTGATATTGTTAACGTTGCTACAAGACCATCTACAGGTTTAAAACTTGCTGAGTCGAAGAATGTTTATCGTGTACTACAGTTTGAAGACCATAGTGATACAAGAGGAAATTTTGAAGTAGAATTTACTCCGGGTGCAATTGCAACTATACGTATGTACGCTATTATTGATAGTACAGATAGCGGAACAGATATTGCTACGTTTACATTCCCTCATAGATTAAGAACTGGTGACACATTTGTTCCAACATCAACACAGATAGGAATGACATCAGGTGTTACTTACTATGTTAAAGATGTTCCAAAGTATGACCAAGCAATATTTTCTACATCACCAGGTGGTGTTACATTAGGACTTACAACTGGTTCAAGTTTAGGACTTAAAGGTTTAATTCCGCACAAACAATTGCGTAACTACATCTTTACGTTTCTCTCAACTGGTACTTTGCCAACAGGAATTATTGAAGGTCAAAAGTATTATGTTAGAGAAACAGGACTAACTACAACATCATTCCAAGTTAGTGAAAGTTTAACAACAAATGCTATTGGTGTAACTGATGCAGGTACTGGTACTATTACAGCAAACGTTGAAGGACTAGGTAAAACTACACTTAGAGAAAACTATGATTACATTGACCTAACACTTTACAAACCAGGTGAACTTGTTGGTACTACAGGTGCAGGGTTAACATTCTCGGAAGGGACTAAAACACCAGTTACAATTAGTATTGCTGCTCCGGCAGTCTTTACTGCTGTAGGACACGGTTTAGTACAAGGTGATTGTATTGTATTCCAAACAACAGATAAATTGCCAACAGGTCTTAGTGAAAGCATACACTATTTTGTTTATAGTGTTCCAACTCCTGATACATTTACAGTAAGTGCGGAATGGTATGCTTTGGCTGCTGCTACACAGGCAGAATCAAGTGTTCCACAAGCAGGTACACACACGTTTGCTAAAGTAAAAGGTAAGGCAGGTGATACTGAAATTGCTGTTGTTCCGGTTGCTCCAGCAGATAGATCAAGGGTTCCTGGTTCAAGAGTATTATTCCTAGGTGAAGAATACGTAATTAGTAGTTACGAATCAGAAGATGATATTAACGTTAGACCATATGCAAGAATTACACTTGATAGACCATTAGAACAAAGTGTATTAGACTATGGTGCAACTTATACAATTAGAAGTGCTGTACCAGTAAGAAGTGTAGGTGCAGACGGTAACTTAACAATTAGAATTTCGTTGACTCGTGTTACATCACACGATTTATTAGACATTGGTACAGGTTCGTATGCAGATACTAACTATCCAAATGAAATTTACGGGCCACCTGTTAATTCTGTAAACGCAGCAACTGAAACAGATGAACGTGATGTGGGACGTGTGTTCTACGTAACAACTGACCAATTTGGTAACTTTAGAGTTGGTCCGTTCTTTAGCGTTGACCAAGGTACAGGACAGGTTACATTCTCAGCAGCGATTGCATTGAGTAACTTGGATGGACTTGGATTTAAACGTGGTGTTCCGATTGCTGAATTTAGTACAGACTCAGGGTTTAGTGATAACGCTGTTGATACAGTTCCAACAGAAAACGCTGCTCGTGTTTACATTGAAAGACGTTTAGGTAAAACACATAATGGTGCAGCAGTACCACAAGGTAACTTACTACCGCCACTAAGCGGTGGCTTCTTAGCACTAGACGGCGGCCTTCCTATGAAAGGTCCAGTAGATATGAATGTGGTCAACAAGATTGTTAATCTTGCTGATCCTACTGATGGTACAGATGCTGTTAACTTAAGAAGTTTAACATTTGAAAACATTCAAAACTTTGGATTTACTGACACTAAAGCAAATGAATTTATTGTATTCACTGGCGTTGGACAACAAGCGATTAACGCAACTGTTGTTGGAGACATTGACTTTAACATTGATTCGACAGCAAACACAATTGATGCACAGATTAATCCAGACACAATTTTAAACGCAGACATTAACAGCACAGCAGGTGTTGAACAAAGCAAACTGTTAATGAATCTTGCAGGTACTGCGGCAGCAGCGCCAACAGGTACGCAAGCAGATAAACAAGCAGCAAGTGGTGTTGTTAGTTTTGACGATGCACAATTTGTAGCAAGTAACGGTTGGATTACACTTAAAGATAATGGAACTCCAAGAAGTGCATTAGCACAAGTTACAGCAAGAAGTGTTATAGGTAACAATCAACTTACACTTGACGATGCAGCAGACGTTCCATTTACAACTGTTGTAGATAACGGTGGTGCTCTTAAGAAAGCACAATACGGTACTACAGGATTTGTACGTAGAACAAACGCTTTAAGTAATGCATCTGATTTAGATTATACAGTAATTGAAGCAGTTGCAGCATACACTGGATCAGGTGATAATAATACACTAATCCAAAGAGATAGTAATGGTGACTTTGCTGCAAATAATGCAGACTTTAGTACATTAAAAATTGACACTAAAACAGCAATTGATACAGGTACTATTTCATCAGGTGGATTTATTAGACTTTATACATACGGTGGTAATGGTGGTATTTACTTACAAGATGGTTCACTATCATCTGATAAAACTAACCAGTACTGGAATAATAAACACGAATTTAAAACACAGGACGGTTTGAGTAATGCTCCAATTACAGCAAGTAGTGTTGAAACACTTGTTTTAACAACAGGCGGAAATACTACTACTGGTACAGTAACAGGTAGATGGAGTCTTACAGGAAGCAGTCCAAATGAATCAAGGTTTGAAGCAACTTATGCTGCTGACCTTGCAGAATACTACGAAGGTGACAAGGAATATGAAGTTGGAACAGTGTTAGTATTTGGCGGTGACAAGGAAGTTACAACTACAAAAGATAAAATGAGTAGAAAGGTAGCAGGTGTTGTTTCAGATAGAGCAGCATATGTTATGTACAGTGCTTGTCCAGGATTTAAAAATCTTGTAGCACTACAAGGTAGAGTTCCAGTTAAAGTAGTAGGTAAGATTGAAAAAGGTGATACCCTAGTAACTTCGCACATTGAAGGAGTTGCAATAGTGTCAGATGATCCGAAAGCAGGAACAATTATTGGTAAAGCAATTGAAGCATATGATAGTGATCATATAGGAACAATTGAAGTAGCGGTAGGGAGATCATAATGGCATTTAATAATAACGTTAGTCCGGGAACACCACCACTTAATTGGCAAAAGATTAAAGATTCTTTTGATGTTATCAATGCTAACTTTACACAAATTGGTACAGCAATTGCACAGTATCGACCAGTTACTATTATAAACATTGATGCAAGCAATCCTGTTAAAGTTACTACAAATGGTAGTCACGACTTAGAAGCAGGAGCACGAGTATCAATTACAGGTTCAGGCGTTTCGCAACTAGATACTAATCAATACTATGTTACTATTAGCAGTACAGACGAAGTATTACTTTATACCGATGCAGATTTAACTGTAGCAGTTGACGGTACTGCACACGATGCTTATCCATCGTCAGGCGGTGTAATACAAGGATACAGTCCATTTGCTAATTTAGATTTTGATAACTTTAGAAATAATATTATCCCTGCAGAAACAGGTAAATTTAATTTAGGTTCATTTACAAAACAGTGGAAAGAATTACACGTCGAACCTAAAAGCGATGTACCAGGCAGTGAGAATAATGGTTTATGGTTAGGACTTGCTAAAGTTGAAGGTATCGGAACTGTAATTAATCTTCCAGTTGATTCGACTGTAGACGGAACAAAAATTATTGATCTAGATAAAACTTTCTTTAAGGAAGTGCAAGTAGATAACGGAAACGCAGTTGTAGCAGATGAATTTGTTGATAGTTTAAATTTAATTAGCGGCACTGCTATGCAACTTACTGTAGACAGTGGAGCAGAGAGTGTAACATTTACAAACACAGGTGTAACACAACTAGCAGGTAGCACAGGTATAAGTGTAAGTGCAGGCACAGGAAATATTACATTAACTAACACAGGTGTTACAAGTCTAGGAAATGCTAGTACGCTACCTACAGGACTTCCAGTAGGATCAGGTATTGCAAGAGATAACACTACAGGTGTTGTCACTATGACAAATACAGGTGTCATTGATCTTGATGACGGATTTGGTATTACACTTTCAAGAGATGATGCAACTGGTATTGTTACAGTAACCAATGCTGCTCCGGCAGTTAATACATTTGGAACATTTGCAGTCCAAGGACAATCAGATATACAACCTGATAACACTTCAGATACATTAGAAATTGTTGCAGGGTACGGAATAGGAATTAGTACAGACGGTGTTAATGATAAAATTACTTTTGCTTTTGATCCTAATGTGGACATTAATGGTAGTGTTTTTGCTGATGACAGTACGTTGCTTGTTGACGGTGTTATGGGTAGAATTGTTGCTGATGTTTATGCTAACGTATTTGGTAATGTTACAGGTAACGTAACAGGTGATGTTACAGGAAACACAACAGGATATCACACAGGTGATGTTACAGGTAGTGTATTTGCTGATGATAGTACAAAACTAGTTGACGCTGTTGATGGTACTTTTAACTTAGATGGATCAGTAAGTAGTAACATTATTGCAGATCAAGACAATCAATATGATTTAGGATCTAGTTCACTACAATATAAAAACTTATTCCTATCGCAGCACATTGAAATGGGTGGAAATATTGTTGCCATTGGTAATGTAACAGCAGCGAATGTAACTGGTAACTTGTTAGGATATCATACAGGTGATATGACGGGTTCAGTATTTGGCGATGACAGTACAAAACTAGTAGATGGTGCTGAAAGTAAAATTGTAGGTCCAGTTGAATCAGACAATATTAGAGGATCATTTATAGGAACAGTGTTTAGTGATGACTCATCTGTAGTTATTAATGAAGAAGGTACAGTGTTAGGAACTATTGCACCAGGTGCAGCGGCTCCGGCTTCAGAAACAGAAGCAGCACCTGTAGGTGAAATTAGAGTTGATGACAATTATGTCTATGTCCGCAAGAGTGCGGGCTGGGGCAAAATTGCAATCGGCGGTTGGGTATAGGAGCGGATAGATGGCAAAACTTACAGTAAACATTGGAACATCCGCAAACGATAGAACAGGCGATAATCTACGTACTGCCTTTAACAAAATCAATCAAAACTTTGATGAAGTATATATTGGTCCACCGCAACTTACACAGACTGAGATAGATGCTCTTACACCAGTT